CACCAAAACCCCCAGTAACCAAGAAACCACTAACAAGAAAGAAGAAATAATATGGAAGTAGTAATCGTAATCGTACTTGCATTCATTCTCGGAGTATTCACTGAGAAGGCCCGCGTAGAAGCACGAGCAGAACTAAAGCGAATCAGGACAGACAAGACCAAAGCAGTAATTGCAAAAGCAACCGCATTAGTACAAGATACAAAGTCTGCCCCGCCCGTTAAAAAAACACAGAAGGCTCCAGTAAAGAAAGTAACCAAGACTCCAGTAGCAAAGAAGACAGTAGCCAAGAAAAAGACAAGTACTCCTAAGAAGAAGTAACTCACTCTATGTCTTCCCTAGAGTGCGATTACTGTGGGAACCAGTACAACCCTATTGCTACTAGATGGAGGTGTACTGCTTGTGGACTTAAGTCAAATTGCTGTGAAGGAGAGATGCTTTCAGAGCATACAAGCCCAGTTGAACAGTATACACAGACAGACATACAGTAGTAATATATTATTATCAACTTAGCATGCTTGTAAGACCCTACTTGTATGCGAACATGTGCATGTATACAAGTAGGGCAAGTTGTATTGAAACAGGCGTACGGTAAACCAGATACCAGAGCGTCAAACTGGGCATACATAAGGGAATGGATAAGGCAAATCGAAAAGGGCAAAATGCTTAAATATCCGCACATTTATCGGCGCAAAAAAAGTTCGTATTTGTCGTAATACGGCTGTCTGATATAGTATTCCGCTATGCCTATCTATGTATACAGATTTGAAGACGGTACGGAAGTCGAAATGGCTCAAGGTATCCGTGAAGATGCCTATGAAGTACTCCCTCACCCAGTTACGCGCGCTGTAGGGCCTGTAAGGCGCGTATACGGGCGCGTTGGAGTGGCCTTTAAGGGTGGCGGCTTCTATAAGACCTCTAATAGACCCAAAGAAACGGGCGGCGAGTAAAATAAACCCGATGTCGATGGAACACCATATTCTTCGGCCGCAGGCCAATTAAAGCCAAAAAAGACAAAATAAAACCGAATCTGCTGGAACACCATATTCTTGGCGGATAGGGGACACTTCTATCCAGACGGTGGATAAAGCGCATTTATTTAATGTTATAGTCCGTGATATATCACTGAAATATTACGAACAATGTTGTGAATAGCACTCAGACCTGCTATAATTGACTCATAACTAAATGGAGGAGGTGAATAATGGAAGTAAATATCTTTGATAACTCTACCGAAGCGCGTCGAGCGATGGCGGTAAAAATGTTTAGATACGAGCAGTGGTGTAAGACGCAAGGACTAGATGTCGAGGACGACAACAACTGGAATAGTTTTAGCGAGATGATGAATAACCGCTGATATATTACCAAAGGCAGGTTGTGATAGAACCCTGCAGGTCGTATACTCGGATATCTAACATAATGGAGAAAATATGCTCTCAAAAGAGGCGCTAGAGAAATTGTCCCCCTATTGGCTTCGTCAGTATCAGATATTCTTCTGTACGGGCGTTGGCAAGATGTGGAGAATTGTACTTTCGTTTTGGGGCGCTGCGTGTTTCGTAGAAGTCCAACCAGCAATTTCAATCGGGTTTTTCCTGTGCGGAACTTGGTTATTCGTAAGTACCATTCACAAGCATGTGTGGGGATTGTATAAGTTTATGTACGGCCCAACACCAAGCCAACTAGTAAGGAGTTACAACAAAATATGGCGCGTCGCTCAAAAAGGACCAATCCAAACAAAAATAACGGTACCATCCTCGCAAAATACGCCGTAGTCGTCTGTCAAGGCGCTTACATCGAGTGCGATACATGTTGCTTTACAAGTCCGACGATGTATGAGTTCGAAGACGGCTCATGCATCTGCGAGACCTGTTTACACGGAATGCAACCTATGGAGTACCTTATGGCAGGAATATTTATGTCGGGTGGGATATACGGTTACGGAGGAGATTCCTGGTGAGCAAGATGCCATACAACTGGAAGTGCGCGGTGTGCGGAAGAAAGACTGGAACAATTAGTTCTATGTATCCGCCAGAGTGCACCAATCCAGAGAAACACTCAACAAAAGTCGTTGAGATGGAACTTATAACACCCAAGAAAGATAACAAGGTAGAATAAAATAATGGAACAGAAGCGACGCAAGCATATCGACAGGATTATCCTCATGGATTTGAATGTCGCCCTTTCAAGCAATTTTAAGGACATGCGGAACCACAACTTTGAGACTTTCGTCAAGGAAGTCGAGGAGTATCGCGACTGGATGGTAGACCTTCTTCGTGACGAGTATGTAATTTTAATTACGGCTCGTGACCAGAAGTGGGCGCGCCCAACCCTAAAGCGTATCTGGGACACTAACCAGTGGTCGCCGAACCATGCAATGTTCAATGACACAGGCATCTCTGGTTCTGAGGCACCCCTGGTGAAGAAGAAGCAAGTCCTTGAAAAAGTATTTCCGATGTACGGAGATAACCCTAAACAATATTTTGCTATCGAGTCAAACATTCGCACGCGCGAAATGTATGCCTCACTAGGAGTGAATGTATTTGATTGCGAGCGCGAAGGAAAGTGGGATAATCTTCCCTTCTAGGTTGCAATCTGATATATCAGTGAGTACAATGTAATAAGCAATACTTAATAACTAAACAACAACAATAATAGGAGAATATAATGACCGCGATAGAATTTCGCAATCCACCGACACCCAAGAACGGCTCGCCAGGGCAAGTTCGTAAGTTCGTAGAACAACTGATGGCAAGTCCTAACACATGGGCTGTGTACAGTGCAGGCAATACAGCACGCACGGGTCACTCAAAGGCGCAGCAATATAAAAAGCGTTACCCTGGAACTGAATGGCTCGTTCGTTCAGAAGGCGAAGGATACACAGTGTTTGGTCGCTGGGTAGGATAGTTAAAAACTATACGATTTAAAGTGGCAGTATGGAGACATGCAGCCACTCAAATTATCCGCTCGGATGCCAACCTTCGAGTCCTGCATAGAACTAGCGGCGTTGCTACGCGCAATCGACGGCGAAGCACTCGTCGCTATTTCGGAGGGGAGGAATTGCAGTGGAGCCTGGATGTTCGACAGTAATTTTATTCTGGAGAATGTCTCAATAAGGTTTCGCGACCTGCAAGAATTATTCGCTACCTCGATTGCAGAAATGGGAGGCACTTCGTTTCTGGCGCGGGTCTAGCCCAAGGGAAACGGCAGCGATTAAAATAAAACCTAAGTTCTTGGAACACCATATTCTCGCTGGATAGGGGACAACCCACCCAGTAGATGTGGTGTTTTTTTATTTTATCTACAATCTGATATATCACAAACAAATCCGCCCGCTTTGTGCAATATTGCTGTATACTTGAAGTAACGCAATAACAAAGGAGAAACCAATGGAAGAAAAACAATTTATCGGTGGAAACCCAGACTGGTTTGAGTGCAGGTGTGGAAACACGCCTCACTCATCTGGCTTCTATCCATGCCATCAGAACGGAGTAATCCGAGAGCCTGATGGCGACTGGAAGGGTATCTATGTCTGCTTTGACTGCGGAAATATTATTCAGTGGGATACTTTAGAAATAATTGCACAAGCAACCTACATGGCTGGACTGTTTAATGCAGATTATTTCAGCACTCTGTAGTTGCAATTCACAAGTAACCGTGCTATAATAGATACAACACAATAAACAACTTAACAAAGGAGAATACAATGGGCTTAGACCAATACCTATACGCAACAAAATATGTTTCAAATGCAGAGTGGCGACCTGATGAAGTTCGGGCGGAGTTCAATGCTCTGGTCGCTTCAATGGAAGCAGAGAAGATGATTTCAAAGGCAGATATCAAATCTGCTCATATCCAGTTCCAAGTTGGATACTGGCGCAAGGCTAATCAAATTCACGGCTGGTTCGTGGACAATGTTCAAGGCGGAGAAGATGACTGTCGTGAATACGGTGTTAGCCGAGAACAACTTCAACAGTTGCTACAACTCTGCAGAGAGGCAGTAAAAACCAAGAACCCAAATCTCATCTCGCCAAGAGAGGGATTTTTCTTTGGCTCAACAGAAGTAGATGAGTACTACTGGGGCGATATCCAACAGACAATAGAAATAATTAATCATGTGTTGAAAAATACACCTGACGATTACAACTTTCTATACCAGTCGAGTTGGTAATATCCAACATTGTTGATAAACTAGATGTAGTGGGGCGGTTGCTGTCGGGGCAACTGCCCCACTATTCAAAACTAAACAAAGGAGAACCTAATGAAAACTTACTTAGTACAACAGTCAGTCGATGTGGCAATCACTTATCAAGTTACTGCTAACAGCCTAGAAGAAGCACAAGCATTGGCAAATAATGGCGACCACATCTACGAGGACATAATTGATATTCAGGTACTTCCGTGGGATAAACCGTGGGAAGTAGAGGAAGTAGAGCACTGGACAGCAGTAATGACACAAGAACAACTAAAGCCTTATATTATTTTGGGACTGGATTAGGAGAACACAATGAAAGCATGGGAAGTAATTAGAATGTTAGAGCGATACCCAAAAGATGAGGAACTCTGTGTTTCTTGGTGGGGTAAGGAACTGTTTACGGACGCCGACGACAAGCCGTGCACTGACGAACAGTGGCTAAAAGCCGTAGAGGACTTTGATGCCAATGAAGGCTACGAACACATTAATACAAAAATATGGGAAATATTAAATTATGTAATCTATGAAAAAGGAGACTTCTAATGACAATGAAAATACTTGAAAAAGACTTAGACAAAGAAGCCAAGAAACTTGGAATAGTAATGTTCCAGTTAGACGATGTTATTCGTCACGCAAAGCAAAAGTGCGGTGCGATGCGCTTGCTTCACGCTATGGGCCTGGGCAACTATCACCTAGAGTATGACGAGTGGGACTCGTACAACGACCACATCGACATTAATTATTATATTAACGAGCACGGTGTCTTGAAGGCACTTGCATACCCAATCGTTGATGGCGCAGTAGATACAGACCAGTCAGTAGAAGTTTTACTGATTTCTGTTCCTTTTATTGAGGAAACAGACGAAGAAACTGATATAATGTAAGTAACACAACAACAAAGGAGAAACTAATGGCTACAACAACAATGGAAGACTGCTGGAGCGATGTAGAGAATGCACTTGATGGTGCGCACCTAATCGCTTTTGATGGCTGTCACAAGATTTATCTTGCGATGGACGAGCACGAGGCACAGTGGTTCCGTGAGAACTACAACGGCACGGACTGTGATGACCGCAACTTTACGGGTACACCACAGCAAATGCTGGAAAAACTCAAAGAGTGGTACGAAGGCTCTTGCTCACTCCGCTTTATTCAATCCGTAGAGCGCAACGAGAAAGACCCTAACGCTGGCTTTAAGTCGCTTATCCCGCAAGGCGCAAGCGATGTAGAAGACAGTTGGTATGACGATGAAGATGAGGAGTACTAATGAAAAAGAATAATAAACAGTATTACTTTGTCGTTTACTACGACTCCGACACCAACAGGTGGGTTCACGATGTGGACACAGAAGAAGCAATGTTTGGAAACAGACTAATTTGGAACAACGATACTTCAGAGTTTGAGTGTGGCTATCTCGGTGACGGGAAGTTTGAGGAGAACGAAGAAGAAGTTGTAGAACTATTTAACAAAATGATTAGAGAGGCAAGTAATGAATCACTATAGAGTTTATATGGAATTTATGCAGGAACACGATACCGAAGCACCTACAGCACAAGCGGCGATAGAAAACTTCAAGGCAATGTTGCAGTTGTACACGGTAGACGAACTCATTGAGATGGGCAGTTTCGGCGTAGATGACTTAACACATAACGAAAGAACTGAAGTTATCAACTGGTAAGAATAAATAATCTTTAGATGCTGGACACGGTTAGCAGGATGTTGTATATTCTGCAACTATGTCTAGCCCTTGGGATTCTTACCGCGCGCCCAAGCAACGCTATGCACAAACAGAGTGGGAGTCAGGTACGGGTTTCCGTATCGAGCGACCAGCGTGGACAAAGCAGGCGAACTGCAAAGACGAGCCAACAACTACCTTCTATCCCGCACCTGGCGATGTAGAAAAGTTAAGGCGCGCCAAAAGCATTTGCAAGGAGTGTGTAGTAAGACACGATTGTTTAGAATCAGCATTGGAGTCATCAGAAAGATTCGGAATATGGGGTGGCAAGTCTGCCCGCGAACGAAGTCTTATTTTAAGAGCACAAAGGCTCTTGAATAGCGGAAGTTCAAAGCATTTCGAGGAAGATGAAGGCGACTCTGAGGTGACATCCTGACACCCCCCTAGTGACATCCTGTCACCCCCCAGTGGCAATTTGTCACCTCTAGGGGTGGCATACTGTCACCCATAACCGTACATATAACCGTCCCTTAACCACACATTAACCGCGCAACTAAAGTTGCCAAAGAAGCAAAAAACTGATATACTTGAATATGTAATAACTAACTCAACAACAAAGGAGAAACAAATGAAACCGAACAGAATACTGAAGTCCCTTCTAAGCCCTCTAGGAGCCTCTAGGAAGCGCAAACAAGAACGCTCCCGTGCAGCACACCCAACAGCGTTTAGGAAGCCCTCATGAACGCTCCTGTGTGCCCGCGGTGCCAAGGATATATTCCGAGCAACCTGACGCCTGGTCGATACCCTGGAGCACTCTCTAGGACTGACAATAAAACAGAAGTATGTTCTGATTGCGGACGAGAAGAGGCAATGAGCATTCACGCTCTCGAATCGCTTTGGCCCGTAAGTGCACTGCCAGAGTTCCCAGCGGCGGCAACCCGTGCCTTTGAAAGGATGCTACTTGTTGAAGACATTCGATGAAATCACAGGATATGTGTTTAAGGCGGAAACATTCTGCCCTAAGTGCCTACGACGCAAGATGTACCTAGATGGTTTTATCGACAAGACTCTCAAGTCACAGTCGACGGAAGACATGCTCGACTTACTGGCAGATGATTTAAAAGTAGATAGAGAAAATGAATGGTCATTCGACTCAGACATGTTTCCTAAAGTTATCTTTAAATCAGACTCTGAGTTAGTTCCAGACTTCTGTACATCATGCGATAAATTTGTTTAAGTTCGCGATGGCTCCTTAATCTCCTTTGTGAGCCACCTGCGCGGCCCAGTCTAGTTTACCCCCGTTACTAGGCTGGGCCTTTTTCTATTTGCGCGCCAGCCAGAGCCCAAGGGAAACGGAGTGCGAAAATAAACCCGAACAATCTGGAACACCATATTCTCAGGGAGCAGGGGTAAGAAAAGATAAATCACTTCCCAGCGGGGGCAGCGCGGGTCTATTTAGCACTAACTCGTGATATATCAGCAAGATAATTTTATTTTGAGGTTGGTGTTTTGGCAATGTCCCGATAGAATTGAATTATCAAGTTATCAAGAAGAAATAAAAAAAATCTTCTGTACAGGTTGCAAAGCCTGCGATAAAGTGATACAATAGTATCAGTAAGTAATCAAACAACAAACTAACAAAGGAGCAATAAAATGGGAATGGAAACTACCGAGTGGTACAACACGCAGATTTTGGTTGGTATGACCGACCAGCGTGGAAATGCGTGGCACTACAAGAAAGAAGCACAAGGCGACGAGCCGAACCATTATGCAGGTGCAATTCCTGTTGAAGATGTACAGCGCAGGCTGTTCTCGTGGTCGGCACAAGAAGCCCCAGTCTTCATTCAAGTACCAGCAACAATGGAAGATGCGACAAGCGTTGACGAAAACGGTAATCCCGTCAAGTTCATCAAGGCTGGAAATCGCAAAGCAATCCTACGAGATGATACAAACGACCTGTTTGAAATCTTCAAAGATGGCTATGCAATCCACCAGTACAACGACTGGCTCGTAAAGAACCTCGCAAATCTCGTAGATGATGATTTGGCAATCGGTTCCGCTGGGCTACTCAAAAATGGTGGAGTGGCTTGGGTGTCGCTTGAAATGCCCGAAAGCATTGAAGTAATTGACGGGTTCAAGGTTCGCCCACACTTGCTTGCAACGACCAGTCATATCGGCACGCTGGCAACGACCTACAAGAAAGTATCTACTTTCGTGGTCTGCGACAACACGCACTCAATGGCTATGGGCGAAGATGGCGAGCAGTTCAAGGCTCGTCACTCAAAGCACAGCGCACTCAAAATCCAATCGGCTCGTGATGCGCTAGGCATTATCCACAAAATGACTGATGATGTAATTGCAGAGATTACAAAATTGTCAGAGTGGAAAGTGACTGATGAACAGTGGAACACACTGCTCAACCAGTTAGTGCCAGTGCCTACCGACCTAGAGCAAAAGACGGCGATTACTCGTGCAGAGAATAAGCGTTGGGCGTTGAAAGACCTCTACGCTAACGATATGCGAGTAGCCCCGTGGTCGGGAAGTGCGCTCGGCGTGTTGCAGGCTTACAACACCTACAACCACCACAAGGCTGGAACCGACAAGAACCGAGTAGAGCGAAATATGCTCAACGCACTTAGCGGTTCAACTGGTACGGCAGATGCGAAAGTGTTGCAGGCTCTAGCGAGCCTGTAGCACTAGCGGGTCGGGCCCGATGGGAAACTGTCGGGCCCGATAGCCCGTCCTAAAATTTAGAAAAAAGTGGCGGGGGTAGGGGCCCGCGAAATAAAATCTTTTATTAGAGGTTGCTAAACCCCACATAACCTGCTATAATATATACATACCCAATGACAACAAAGGAGAAACTAATGAGAAAACCAAGAATGTACGGCTCACCCGCAATTCGTGTGGTCTTGACAATGGCGCGCGAGGAGTGGTTCTACGATGTAGTAGAGGCAGTTGAGTTCGTCACCAAGAACTGGAAAGAGGGCACAGAACTGAGCGCAAGGGTTCGCAGTGGAAACTACTGGGAACCAGTGTTCACCATCACCAAAGACGGCGAAGCATACGCCTCACCAGTCTATGCAGAGTTGCTCGCATCAGCGCCAGTAAAAATGGAGATAGCACTATGAGCCACTACGCAGACACACTTATCGGAAAAACAATCGCGAGGGTGCGGAGCCTGGAAGACGAGGAGTACGAACAACTCGGTTGGTATAAAAACAGCAACCCAACTGCCGTACTTGAATTCACTGACGACACATACGCTATTGTTATGGCAGACCCCGAAGGTAATGGCACGGGATTTCTAGACATAGGAGAATACGCATGAGCGAATCTTTAGTGAATGCGACTCAACTTGTAGATAAAGCAATACAAAAAATAGCGGGGCAATCACTTGTCTCATCTGCAGAAATGACCGACTTACTATTAGACATAAGACTTTGCCTAATGAGTTGCGAAACATCAGTAGAACTGGTATAATAGAATATAACACAAACCAACAAAGGAGAAACTAATGCCAAATCATTGCGATAATAGACTTACGATTACAGGAGACAAAGAGGAACTAAAGCGTTTTGTCTCTAAAACACATAAAGGCGGAAACGATTACAACTTCAATGAACTCGTACCGCTAGACCCACGAGCAAGCAAAGTAGTTCGCTGGGCAAAAGAAGACGGCACTGAGCAAGTATTCGGCGCATTCTCAAATGCAGAAGATGGCTTTGACGGCTATCAGAACGCACTAGATGTATGGGGAAGCAAGTGGGGCGCATACGACATTCAACCGAATGGAGCGTGGCACGAAGTTCTTGACAAAGAGGACTACCACGACATTACATTCAACTATCAGTCGGCTTGGTCGCCTGCTCGTGGTCTCATTCAGCGCATTTCAGCGCAATTCCCTACGCTTGCATTTGGTGTTTGGTACACCGAAGAAGGAATGGGTTTTGCTGGTTGGGAATTATACAAAGGCGGAGAAGAGATTTCCGAAAATAGTATAAGCCTAAATAATCTGCCCGAATACGACTGGGACGATGATGCCTCAATGGAGAAGCACGACCAAGCGATGGAAGAAGTGTACGAAACACTTGAAAGCGCACTACACGAAGCAACAATGGAAGTGATGGTGGGGCAATAGCCCCATCACATTCCAGTTAGGAAACAAATGGAAGACAACGAAGAAAACTATATTGAAGTAGACCCAAGAGACATTGTAATCAACAGATTGCAGTCAACGATTTACATGATGTCAGCACCACACTCAACAGATGGCGGGAAAGAACCTCACTGCATTTACTGCGGCACACCATTCCCCTGCATGACATCGAGACTCGCTCGAAGGTCGGCGACTGCGTGGCGCGGGCTGGAGTAGCCCAAGGGAACGGTTTCGAGAAATAAAGTCAATTAGTTCTACTTACCATATTCTCAGGCGGAGAGGGGCATATATAACCCTCAACCTCTACTTTAGGTTTAGGCGTGGGGGCCAGGGCGCGCGGGTCGCTGTGATATATCAGCAATATATTCTAAAATGAAGTTGCTATTATCGCACATTGGGTGTATAATTTATAGGGTAAGGAACAACCACAACGGAAGGAACACAATGAAACAAAAAATCGAATTGCTAAGAGTACTTCTCGTAATCATTGAGGAGATGAACGGGACACACGACTTCATCGGCAAAGATGATGTACAGCAGAGATTGCGCTGGACAGCCAAGTCGCTTGCGGAACAAATCCACGACAAGCGTCTTGACTTGACGGTATCGGCATAATCTGATACAATAGATGTAGTCGGCGGGGCGAAACCGCACAACATAGAGGGCCGTGTGCCAAGTCGGTTGTAGCCAAAGTAACCCGCCGATTATTTACAAATAAGGTTGTGATTAGTGATACAACCTGCTATAATGGATATATACCAAATGAAAGGAACACAACACAGTAAGTAATTCTTGACAACACATAGGTGGACATACTTCTCACCGCATCAAGTTTTGTATCCCAGCGATAGCACGATAGCCCCTCACACTTTCCTAGGAAGTCCCTGTAGGGCTTGGCACTCCCTCCTGCGTGACCAACCTCTGTCGGATTAGAAAGTCACTACGAAACCCTCTGCTGGTGCAACAGCGGTAAATATGTGGGAACTGACGAGTTCTGTTGAGAATTACTTAGTGGGTTGTGTTTTATACAACAACCTGCTATAATATAATAGCAAGGATAAACCAAACTAACAAAGGAGAAAATCAAATGAGTACAGCATTACAAATTGCCGAATATGTGGACAACATGGATATGTTCGGAATTGAGAGTACAGAAATCAAAACAGCAGGACTGTATTCAGTCCGAGGCGAAAACACAATGCTCGTGGCAGAACACGGTGATGTGTACGAAATGCTTGAGAGCGTAGAGGCGCAAGCCGTTGCTATGTTGTCAGACGCAGTCGTAGTTCGCACCGCTGGCTGGGCTTCACCTATCGCAGATGATGGTGACGAGTACAAAGGCGTAGCACCGTCAGAACACCCACAACGCAGGCGAGTTCGCTTGCTCGTAGTGGCAAAGGCTGGCGAAACAGCAAGCGTGCTTCGCTTTACAGATGACTGGGCAAACCCTATCTTTGACGAAGGTCAAGCAACGGGCAGTCTGGCAGACGCAGTTCAGTCGCTGTTCGTCTGAAAAAATCTAGTGGGGCAGGTTGCGAAACTTGCCCCACTATGATATAATATAAGAGTAAGATAAACAAACCGCAAGGCGGAGAGGGGACAACTATGTACTTTTTAGGGTTCGCAATCGGGGTAGTCCACGGGCTACTCGCTGGCTACGCCGTAGCGGTACTAAGTAAAAAAAATAAGTAAATGAAGTTGCTTTATATGCTACAACAGTGTATAATGTAATAGCAAGGAAAAACCAAACCAACACAACAAAGGAGAAAACATAATGAGTAAACAAATGGCAGTAAAAGTACAGACCACAAAGGTCATCAAGGCTCTTGAGGAAGCCCTCAAAATCCGCGATAAGAAGTTCGCTGACAGCAAAAAGGCACAAGTGGACTTTGACAAGGAAGTGGCAAAGTACAAAGAGGAACTTTTCAGGTTGGCAAAGTCGCCAAAGGCAAAAGTAACCGAGGTAACAACCTACGAGCGTTGGCATCAAAAGAATGAAGCAGAGCAAGAAATCTCTGTAACTATCAAAGTCCCTCGCTCGCTTGTTCCAAAAGAGCCTGAGAACCAGTCCAACTACCACGAGCGTATTTACAAGGACGAAGTTGAGGAAATCAACAACGCCCTTCGCTTGTTGCGTATGACAGACCAAGAGTATGTGAACGCCTCAACAATGAAGTCCGTTTCACAGTACCTCTAAACAAAATCTTGACGGGGTGGGTACGAGAAGTGACCCGCCCCGTCTTGACAAGACCGCAATAAAATGATATAATTGTAACACTACTCGCTTGAGCCCCTTACCCCCTTTCGGGGCTCGCGGTAGAGGTGGGGGGCTGCTTGCTTTCCTTTCGCAAGCGCCCCCACCGACCATTCAACAAGAGGGAGAAACGAGGGCAAGATTATTGCGATACTACTACTGGCGTACTTTATAAAAATGAGGAAGTCAATATATAAAAATGCAAGAAAACATAGATATCGAGTTGCTAATAATAAGATGGAATGGTATAATTAGTACACAACCTAATACAAAGGAGCAATAAAATGGATATTACAATTCACTGCGTAGAATGCGACAATCAGATTCCTGCAGAGGAATACGCTTACGGGCACGACTGCGAGGCGTCATGAAACTAAGCGGAGAGATTACGACGGGATGCGCATGCGTGGACGAAGACGGCAATGAGTTCTACAACGAACACTGCGACGGCATTTGCTACGAATATGCACTCGAAGACTTTGCACAAGTTATCGAGCCGCTATTTAAAGATACCAATCACTTTCGAGTGAGCGGCATTCAATTGTGGAGTGGAACGGTCGGCGGAGTCGCCAGGTGTGACACTGCCAATGACCTCGTCCGTGCAATGTCGGTAAGTGGAGAATTCATTCTGCGATGGGAGTTTGACGACGAGACCAATAGTCTCGGAGCAAGACTTAGCCACCACGACAACCCGATGGGCAGTTGGGTAACTGTGGAGCCAGTAGAAGAGCCAGAGTACGATTAGATTTGGTGCGGGCAGAGACTTATTTCCTTTCGTCTCTGCCCGCCCTTGCTACCTGCCCGAGGAAACGGAGCGAGCAAAATAAACCCTGATATTTACTCTTACCATATTCTCGCGGAGAGGGGCCAGGGTGAGGTACGAACAGGTGTTTGGTCTGGGGCTAACCCTCAACTAGAGGTTTAGACTTTCAGACGCCCGTGATATATCAGAACAATATCACCCACGAGTTGCGAAGTGTGCTATAAAGTGGTAAACTTATAGTATCGTAAAAATGATACAGCAATAACGGCACAGGTAGTCGCAAGCGAGTGGAAGGCTCGCACCTAGAAACTATGTAACACCCATTAGATACAATGTAAGTAACCCAACAAGAAAGGTAACACAATGAAATTCCGAATTACAGAAATTGAAAGTCAAGTAATCCGAACCCTTGAATGGGTAGGACAAGTAGAGGAAGGCTTCGGCGTAGGAACACTTACCGTAGAGTTTCAGACGGGCAGAGTGTACAACTACTTCGGAGTACCATTCACCGAAATTGAGTACTTGACAACTGCCGAAAGTATCGGCTGGTACTTCAACAATGTGTTCAAGGGAGTGTTCGGGAAAGACTACCTAGAAGTAACCCCGATATTCTAAAAAAATCTGCCCTAGTAGGTTGCAAAGCCTACTAGGGTATGATATAATAATATAGTAAGGTAATCACAACGAAAGGGAAACCCAATGGACTACGAAGTAGAAGCAGTACTAACTCTCAAGCACGGATACGAGGAATGTGAAAGTTTCCTCGTCACCATTGACGAGAATGACGAACGGTTCGCTACTCACCTTCACGAGTTGCTCGTAGAGGCTTGGTACGAAAAATTCGCCAGTACCTGCACAGAGGAACAGTTCGCCTACATACTCAAAAGTACCGAAGACGGTAAATGGTGGGTAGATGGTGAAGAGTTCCGCTACGGTTCGGAAAACTACATAGACACTATGTAGCCCTAAGCGGTTCGGGAAGGGTATAACGGCTAACCCTGTTACACCCTTCCCGTACAATATAGGTACAGTGGAAAAGACCTATTACCCCCCGCGGGCGGAGGCTATCGGTGATATATCACGGAGGGTCGGATAAAAATAAATAAAAGAAATCTGCCCATAGAGGTTGTGAAGCGTGCTATAAAATGCTATACTTGTATTATCAACCTAACGAAAGGAAATCCAATGGACAACTACCCACCAGGCGTACGAGCAAGCGACTTCCCCGATACTACCGTGTACGAGTTTGAGGCTACCTGCCCCAAGTGCGACGAGGTATCGGAACAGTACGACGAGGTCGTAATGGGTCGGTATGTAGATGTGACCTGCATCTGTAATGAGTGCGGGCACGAGTGGGAAGACGAGCACGACCTATCCCAAGACTAAAAAAACTTAGCCTGCGAGGTTGCAAAGCCTCGCAGGCTATGGTATAATATAATAGTAAGAACAACCCAACAAACGAAAGGTAAAACCAATGTCCACCAAAGTAACACATCACCTGCGAGATACAGAGCAAATGTCACTCTCGCTTATGGAATTGTCCATCTCTAAGTGTGTAGTGCTCACGCTAACGGTCAAAGATGGATACCGTACAGTGTCCGAGATAAACTTCACCACTGAAACCCCAGAGCAGGAATTGCTACTGCGTACGCTTGTAGAAGCCTACGAAAAGAGCAAGTTCACTATTCCTCTGGAATTAGTCTAAGAAACTTGGCGGGTGGGGTTGCGAAACCCTGCCCGCTAGGCTATACTAGAATATGACAACAACACAACAAAGGAGAACAAAATGCAAACAAAAGTAAAAGGGTTGCCTACCTCGGTAGTGCAAAGCGGAAAGTATGTCCAAATCTGGTGCAGTAGCCCAGATGGTGACAGTTCAGACAGTCAAATCCTAGAGATTAGGTGCGCCAACGAACAACAAGCCTCGGTAGTGTGGCAGGCTTGGGTCGATATGGCAGGACTGAACGGAAACAAATAAATATAAAAAACTTAGCCCGCTAGGTTGCAAAGCCTAGCGGGCTATGCTATAATATATATATAAGGAAATAGACGAGCAGTGCCAGCGGGGGCACGGAAAGAGGGGAGAAGGTGCTCGGCGGGGGCTGAGGGCGCAAAAAATAAAATACCTTTACGAGTTGCAAAGTGTGCTAGAAAGTGATATACTTATATTAGTGAGTTACCAACCCAATACGAAAGGCAAACAAATGATAACAACAGTTCAGCGAGAAGGTCGGGAATTACACCCGCTAATCCTTCTCAAGCAAATCGGCGGTATGAACCTACTCGCAATTAGCGGTGGTCGTAAGTCGGTTATTTTCTACACAGACCTAGACGGTGATACCTACCCTATCGGCGTAGCGTTGCCAGTCGCACAGGGTCGCAGTGTTGAGGTCACGCTTGACTGGAATGACACCTACCGAGTGCGCCGAATTCGCAAAGTCACCAACGGCGCAAAGCGTGGTAGCGAAGTCGTAGAGGCGGAACAGACCGAGGTCTATTGCGAGGAAGTGGGCGAAGTTGCCTACTCTATGAGTTGCTGGAAATAATCTAAAAAATGTAGCGGGTGGGGTCGCAAAGCCTCGCCCGCTATGCTATAATATAATAACAACACAATGAAGGGAAAACAAAATGACCGAGGAACAGGCAATTAGATACATCACCGAGGCATTCCGCGCGAGGGTAGTACCTCTAAGCGAAATCGTAAAGGTGCGTTCACTGAAATCACTCAACGCCGAACTGTACGCCGAAATGGACAACGAGGGCGCGTTTGACGAACCGTGGTGGCTTGACTACCAAGAGTGAGGGCGGAGAGGGGACGCGCGGGCTTCTGCTGGCGTAAAGAAAAATAGAATTACAAGTTGTAAATACCACGAAAGGGTGCTATAATATACTTATGGGAAAAACAATGAGAAACAACAACTACAAAGCGTGGGGCGAGGCAGACCGCCAAGCCTTCCGTGACGGAAACAAACTCCGTGCCTCAACCATTCAGGGCAAGCGCAAGCCAGCCCCGACACTTGAGGAATGGGGCGACCTTGAGGACTGGCTAGATGATTAGCCAGCAGAGGGTCTGCTCAATTTGCACAGCGCCGTGGAGCGTTGGCGAGGACGAGGACTACCGAGACCCGCATACCAAAGAACTGGTCTGCAACACCTGCGCCCTTGACGGTGAAGGAACAGACTACTACGAACGAAAGGATTATTCAGATGACTAGCCAACTACCACCAAACACCACCAAACTACTAGCACAAGGCGTGGACGCTATGGATATCCTGCACCACCACCTAAAGAGCCTTATATACGAGGCTCAGGGTGATAGCGAGTACGGAGAGCCAAGCGACCCATACGCACGAGGAGTATTTGACACGCTTTGCGAAATGTACCGCTTGACCTACGCGCTTACCTTTGCAGAAATGGATAAAGGTTGCAATTCAGCCGAGAGCGTGATATAATATATACATACACCGAAAGGACAAAACAATGAACACAACACAACTAGAACGCAGAGAGTGGTTAGTAACAGCACTCATAGTGGTATTCTTTACAGGGCTTATTCTCTTTATTTGGAATGACTTCTATGACCGAATGACACAGTACTCGTGCGACCCTTCGCCACACATTGTGCAAGAGGGCGACACTATCTACAAGTTCGGAATGGCGTACTGCGTAGGTGCGCGTGAGGTTGCCATAGATGACGCCGTAGAGGCTTACGGAACGAACCTGCAAATTGGGCAGGTAATCTACCTACCGATAAAGAACGGTTGCCCACTCAGAGTGACTGACGGCGGGGAAGTGTTCCAAGACTGCTGACCCGCGAGGGCCCAGGGCCCAAGGGAACGGAAGCGCTAAATAAACCCGATACTAAGGAAACACCATATTCTCCGAGGGCGGAGAGGGGCATAAACGAACATATGTTCGGTCTAACTCAAACCCTAACCCTCAAGTAGAGGTTTAGGTCTGGGGCACGGGCGCAAAGTTATCCACAGCCTGTGGATAAGTCTGTGGAAAAATAAATAAAGAAAATGTCAGAAAATGCGATGAAATGCTATAAAACCGTGTATAATGAATAGGTAAGCAAAACCGCTTACAGAACCTAATGAAAGGCAGTACCTAATGAATACAGTACAAACCCTCATAAACGCCAAGCGAGCCGTAGAACTCGCAACGGAAGCCTACGAAAGCGCCAAAGCGCAATTTGAGGCACAAGTTGCCGAGAGTGGCGAAAAGTCCGTGACCATTGACGGCGTGACCGTCTCGCTGGTATCGGTAGAGCGCCGAAACTTTGACACGGCAGAACTCGCCAAGCACATTACAGCGAGCACCTACCAAGCCGTTACCAAAGTGGCAGTGGATAACAAAGCCTTTGACCTTGCCCGCAAGGCTGGCGAAATCACGGAAGCCACCGAGCAGGCAGTCGTGACTATCACGCACTACAACCAAGTGCGAGTGACCGAAGCCAAAGTGGCAAAGGTGGCGCAAGTCGCCTAGTCGCTGGGTAGTCGGGCGGGCTAATCACCCGCCCGACACACCGAACAGGTGTTCGCCCCGTGGGGGCAAAGTCTCCCGATATGGCGTATACCGTTCGGCGAGGTGGGCGTGAATGCCCGCCAGACGCAATAGGAAGCCTTTACAGCGTCTCGCCAGACCTCAAAAGACTGAGGGCTTAGTTTACTTTTACTCGCACAATATCGCATTGTGACGCATATGGTGGCAACCGACCCCCGAACACTTGTTCGCCTACGCCGAGGGCGGTGATATATCAAAAGAATATCGAAAATAATTCTATTTTAGGTTGTGTTGTGTGACAGAGTGTGCTATAGTATATATATAGGGAAAACGAAGTACCTATGCGAAAGGGAAATATGCGACCAGCACGAAATAGCAAAATCCAGTGGTCAGGCTTGACAAACTCAAGCCAAGCCAAAACCACGATGGCAGTCAGCCGAGACAACGGCTTGACCTACGCCCTCGCCAGCAACCGTGCGCTACGCACGGAAAAGGACACGCCCGACACGCTTGTTATCGCACCAGTCACGGTTGGCGCATACAGCAACGACAGCGTTGCCGACTACGAAGGAACGGCAGTCTCGTTCCGCAAAAACTGGTTGTACTACCGCTAGACGGTAGCCAGTCCGAGCCAACCCAGCCCGCACCCCCCGCGGGTTGGGTTTTGGCGTACCTGCCCACGGGCGGAGGCTAGTGGGTTTGGGCACGCGGGCGACCAAGCCAAGAATTGCCCCAGGGCACGCTCCAGGGCTCCAGGGCGAACGAGGGAAAGTTTGCGAGACTGAGGGCTTGTCCGAGGGCGCGCGGGCGCCAGGGCGACGCAGGGCAAAAATATTTGGAAATAAGTTGTCAAGCGTGGCAGAGTGTGCTATACTGTATATATGACGATTACACTGAACAACCACGAAATTACATTGTCCGCCTATTGTGTGAACGACGAGGGCGCACTCGTTGTTTGTGGCTCAACCGTTGAGCACTCATACCTCGGTCGCGGAGGGCGCGAGGACAACTGGGAAAAGTTGTATGTCCCTATCTGCGCCAACTGCGGGGACTGGCTCTAGTAGCCCCGCGGGCGCAAGGGCGACGGGTCAAAAATAATTTATTTATTTTGCAAATTGACTTGCATATTGTCGCACGAATTGGTATACTTGTATTATGAACAACACAACAAACACAACAACCGAGGACGATATCCAAGTATGCGAGGACTGCCAAGTGTGGGCTTGCGATTGCTTCTGTGACGAAATCGCAGACCAGCACCGAGAAATCGCCCGAGGACTTTACTAGCCCGAAGGGAGCAGGGCTGGCGACCCTGCTCCGAGGGGCGCGCGGGCGTTGGCGTAAAATAATCTAGGAATAAGTTGCAAAGCGTAACAGAGTGTGCTATACTGTAATTACCAACTCAACGAAAGGAAATGAAATGACTAAGAAAATTGATTGCGGAACCTGCGGGTTCAGGGAAGCAACCCACTACTACGAGACAGAGACAGTCCACGCCGAGGGCGAGGGCGAGTACTCGTGCTGTGCTTGCGACCACGGGACAGAGGGGTGTGCGTGATGGAAACATACACCGAACACCAACTCAAGGCGAGGGTCACAGACCTAGAGTATGCGCTCTCGCAAATCGTAAGCCACATTGAGAGGTTTGCCCCCGAAATCCTCATTGAGCAAGAGGGCTACGCCTACACCGCGGGCGCACTTCAGTCCCGTCTGAAGGAAGTCCGTGCTATCGCACAGCGAGGGCTTGACCTGATGGTATGAAAAACAGAGCCCGCCCCGCACCCCCGCGGGGCGGGCTTCTGCATACCCACAGGAGGGACGACAGGGGACAAAATCGCAGGAGGGCTTGCCCTGCAATTTTGCGACCAACCCCCGCGGGATACCCAGGGCTCACCACGGGCGCCAGGGCGTGAGCGCGAGGGATTGTCCAACTGAGGGCTTGTTCGAGGGCTTGCGCCGCAGGAGGGGCGCCAGGGCGCGTGTCGTTGAGGGCAAAATAGTTTAGAAAAATCTGCCCGATAGAGTTGCATTGTGTGGCATAGTATGCTATACTATTATTACAAGGGCAAGCACACCGCAAGCCCCACAACGGAAGGCAACTCAATGGCAAAATTGGCAGACCTAGCAACCAAGCCCGTGAAGGCGGGGCGTTCATTCAAGGCTTCATCGTGGCGCGCGGTAGACATTGACGAGAACACCCGTCATATCTACCACTACTCCACCTTGATGGCAGAACTAACCAAGGGCGAACTGACCCAAGTCTCCGAAGGTTGGGGCTCAATGTCAGACAAGCAAGGAATGGGCAAAATCCGCAACGCATTGTTGAAGGCTTCAGTCAAAAAATAATTTAGAAAATAGTTGCCCCGCGGGTTGCATTGGCTCGCGGGGTATGCTATAATATATACATAACCTAATGGAAGGAAACCAAATGAGACTAATGCTTACCATCGCCCAACTAATCGCGGGACTGCGGGCGGGCAGGTTCTAACCGCCGAGGGAACTGAGCCGAGGAGAGGCGCGCGGGCTTCGCACTCCAGGGCTCACCCAAGGGCGCACGAGGGCGACGCAGGGCTTCCGCAAGGAGGAGGGCCAGGGCGTTGGCTGGCGTTGGCGTCCCCGCAGGAGGGGCGCGCGGGCTTCCGCTGGCGTTCAGAAAAAAAACAGAGGGTCGCGGGTCAAGGGCGTTCACGCCAAGGGTTGGCACCAGGGCGCTCCCAGGGCTTCAGGTGGTGCGCGCAAATAATCGTCCAACTGAGGGCTTATCCGAGGGGGAAGGGTCGCGAGGGTGGCGCAAGGGTGATATGCCGTTGATATATCACGGGAGGAGGGTCGCGAGGGTTGGCGAGGCTCACGCCCCGCCCGCCGTTGGCGTCAGTCCACCGCCTTGTAGCAACAATCGAGGCAGTAGCCCTCAGCGCCCTCAACCTTGTCGTTCAGGCAATCGCTTGCCTCGCACTTATTGTCTATGTCGTGTGTGTTTGTCATAATAATAGTATAGCACGCTATAGCATACAATGCAACTCAAATAAATAATAATTTGGGGTTGCCGTGCGCGACTTAGTGTGCTATAATAGTATTCTAACCTAGTGAGAGGAAAATACAATGGGCAACTTACACGCAGACGGCGCTTGGATAGAATTCACCAAGTGGCGCGACACCTGCATAAACTCAACCAATATCGAGAATGTCTATATGGCAGGCGATACACGCTACACCTTGCAACTCTCGCGTAAGCAACAGCGCGACTGCGCGGTGGTGGGCGCGGTGTACCGTGCAATTCACACGGACGCCGAGACGGGCGTTACCCAAGCCGTCAAGGCAGGCTCATTCCGCATTGAGCCGAACGGCGAGGTGACACGCTACCCAGTGGGGTTGCGCGCGTTACTCCGCTAAATAAGTGGAAAAATAGTGCGGGTTGGTGGTTGCAATTACTGCCAACCCGTGCTATAATATAAGTATGAGATAGCGCGACAGAGCCCCGCTAAAAAGGCGGCGCGGGGTGCTGGCGTTGGCGTGAGGGCGCAGAGGGTCGAGCCAAGGGCGCAAGGGTCGAGGGAAACGCTCAAGGGTCGAGGGCAGGGACCAGACCGCCCGAGGAACGGAAGCGCGAAATAAACCCGAACCCAAGGAAACACCATATTCTTGGCGCAGGGGCCGTGATATATCTCTGATATATCACGGCAAAACCCACAAAACGCGGGTCGGTGATATATCACCAAGATATCACGCCCGTGATATATCACACTCTCCGCGTTCGCCGTTGAGAGTTATCCACAGGCTAAAAAGTTATCCACAAGGCTACGCCGTCACCGTCTCGCGCCGTTGCCCGTCTCACCGTCTCGCGCGCCGTCTCGCCGTGTCTATATATAGCGCGCCGTCAATTTGGGCAGATATCGCGGAAACCCTTACGGCGTAAGGCTTAGACGGGATAACGGGAAAATATAAAAAAAAATTAGAAAATATGCGCATATTCCGCACATTCTGCCATTCAGTCGGCTAAATTGTTCTCACTGGCGAAACGCGCCAGCACCTAATGAAAGAGAGTTACCCAATGAACACAAGCCCATTCACTACGGCGGAACTAATCCGCCTACCGCGTAACGCTTACGCATACCGAAACAGGTTCGGCGTGTGGGGTATTCGTCAAGACGCCGTCAGTGTTGAGACAGTCGTAGAGACTGGCAATAACCAACCACTACGCCCATCGGATTACTACCTAGCACCCGTTGACAGTGTCGTTATCGCAAGCCGTCAAGCACGCGCGACACAAGTAGAGCGTTCACTAGAGAGCGCGAACTACTGGAACTAGTCCAGTAGGTGAATGTCACCGCGTACCCCTCGCGCGGTGACATTCCTAGAGTGCCTAGACAAGTGCTAGACATTCTAGGAATGGTAAAACATTCACAACAACAACAACAACAGAAACGGAACAACATAATGAAAACTACATTCACACAAAAATTAGATAACTACATAGAAAAAACTAGCGGAATGATTACAATTCTTAGCCTTATTGGTGTTTTCGTTGGGGCATTGTTCGCATTGTCACTTGCGCACGATTACAACACGGGAACGGCTAACGCGTTCGGAATTGTAATTTTCTTAGTGTTTTTCGGCGTATGTCTCGGCGGAATGGGAACCTGGATATTCGTTGAGAAAGTAGGCGAACAGAACACCGCGAACACGGCTAAGCACCTACACGCCTACTACAAGAACGAACTAGACAAAGTGCGCGTAGCACTACACGCCGACAAGAACGCCGACACTGGCGCGCTAGTCGCGCAAGCCAACTACCTCTCGCGCGAATTGTTCCGCGTTCGTGAACTTGCCGAAACGCAAGAGACAGAGATAGACGCGCTAGAGCGTGACTTAGTGAAAACGGAACAGCGCAAGAACTTTGCCCTACGCGATATGGCAACGGCAGAGCGTCAGCGTGACGGCTACCGTTCACTATGCGACACGAACGAACTACTAAAGAACGCGCTACGCGAGACACACGCACGCAAAGAACGCGAATTAGTGGCAGACCTTGCGCACGCACGCGAACTACTGGCGCGGTTCGGACTTGACCTAGTAGAACACGAACAGGCAGACGCCTACGCGCAAGAGAACTACACGCGCTAGTCACTAAGTACCGCGCAACACGGCGCGCACATTCTCACCCGTTGAGAGTGTGCGCGCCGTTCGCGTATATATGGGAACACACACACGACACGAAAGAGAATGAGAATGAACTACTACACACGCACACGAAAACACTGGCGAAAGTACTGGCGAACGGTACGCGCCGAAACACTGGCGAACCTGTACGGCACGACACGACACGACACGCGCGCGCACGCGTTCACGCTTGCCGACATAGAGCCCGACACGGAACTAGACACGGAACTAGACACGGCGCAAGTATGGGAACTACCGACACGGCGCGACACTCTCACACTGGCAGAGTGGCGCGATATGCGGAACGACATAGACGCGACACACAACACGGCAGACGATTACTAGGCGCGCGCTACGCGTAGCCCCTGAGACACGCCTAGACGCGCTTAGACGCGCGCTAGGCACTCTCACGCCCAGACACACGCAACGGCACGCCGAACGCGTTAGAACGCACTAGAACGCGCCTACGGCGAAGGCGAACAAGTGTTCGGGCAGAGGCTTTATCCACAGGTTATCCACAGGCAAGCGACCACTCAGAGTGTGATATATCAGATACCCCCCCACCCCCCTAAAGCGAACATATGTTCGGTCAGGAATTTTTATTTAGCGTCCCCCACATTTTTTACCTGTAATCACCTGTATAGGTGACCTGTCCTATGTATGGTCCCGATACCACACTGCTGCCATCAAAGTCAGCGCTGATAGTAGAACTAGTAGGTCCATGACTAAAACTTCAAATGTTCTGGTGAGATGAGTCGCGTATCATCTGGTGAATAGTTTGCAGGAGTACCAAGTTCCCAAGCCTTGTCATACTCAATCCAGCCAAAGATTTCACAGATGCGAAGTTCAGGCATGAATGGTTTAGCAACAAACAAGATTAAACCCTTGCCCAAGTCCTTGCGCCGCACTGCGGCGGTATCCCGAGTACGAAGTCTCCGTACTTCAATGTTGCTTCCAACATCAGGTTGCCCCCTGTACTTGCCGTGTTCTTGTGCATTCCATACATGACCAGACCAATATCTGTTGGTGTACTTTGCTACTGATAGTTCTGCTACACAAGCAGCAACTTGAGCAGTACGGTCGTCTTCCATGCGACTCTTGTCGTAATAAGCAGCATCGCTCTTGCCCCAGTTCTCGATGTATCTACGAGTGCCTACATGGGAAGCCCATTCGTATTCCCAAGGTTCTAGTGTGATGACGATAGGTGTGTTCATTTCTTTCTCCATATGAGTTGATTGTTGACTAGGGAACAAACTGCTCTCTTACCGTTAATCCGAGTCTGCCCGTAACGATAGAGACAAGCCCTGCCAAAGGCAGGTCTAGCGGGGAGCACAGTAATAGTTACAATGGGTGCTACTGTGGCAGGTAATGAGACAGTTGTGGAAGATGTGGGAGTGGGAAATGCGCCGAGCCCTGCAGGCGATGAAGCAATCACCAACGCCCCAGGTAGGACTATCGTCTTACTCCAAGAAGAATTTAAGCCATAGTCGTATTTCACCGCAATTTCGAGATGGTATGAACCAGCGTACATATAAGACTGAATCTGCACAGGCCCGAATGCAAAGTATGGGCTACAAGGGTTATCGGAAGAACACTTCACATTATAATAGCCCATCGGATTACCATCAGATGACCCTGCGTAACCAATCGAATACCCCCGACCAGTAAGAGTGTGGACAAGGGTTCCATCAGCAATCCAGAAGTTACCCATTGGGTTATTGATTCCAATACGAAGTCCTCTGATTTGAACTGGAGCAGTAACTACCTCAGGTAGTCGCAGATAACCATCAAGACCTCTGATTTGGGTGAATGATTGGATGTATGCAGCACCATCTAAAGTGGGGCAATTTTCCCAGCAAAAGCCGTTCTCATCCCAAGACAAATTTTGTGAACGAACAGGAATGGGACCGTATAGGAAGATTATAAGAGAGAGTAAAATTCCAAAAATCTTTTTTGCTTTCCTCACAGGTCGCGCATCCGAACTTTGTCCGATGTCCAGCGCATCTGATAGGCGCGGCGTGCGGCGTTGGACTCAAGGCGTCGGGTGCGTTCAGGTTCAGGAAGTTGCATAATCTTCTCTACGCGCTTCTTATTCTTTCTCTCGCGTTCATATGCTTTGCGTGCTTCAGGGTCTTTAAGTGGCATTGATTTCCTCAGTCTGTAAAGGGTCTTTGTTTAGCACCAACAAGTGCTGCTTCTTCTGGAGTACAAGTCATTCTAGTGCCGCGAAAGCCTACAGGGCAGATTCTATCTTTTTCCATTACCCAAAGGTGATATTGATTTGCCTCATCAATTAGTTCTGATTCACGAGGATAAATCTCGATTGCTTCGTATTCTTCACCTACTAATTCATTCTTGATTCGCTGTAGGGCACGCCAGTCATGGATTGCCTTTTTATCCCTACGCTTAATGGACAGATACTTCCAGGTATGCCCGTCTTCGTCTTTAATGTCTTTCATATTGACTTGATAAACATCGTTAACAAAGCATTCAGTCTCTTGGCGCCACCTCATCATCTCTTCCCATTGGTCTTGAGAGATGTGGTCTGGCTTGCCAGTGGCTGGGTAATTGCCGATATGCCACTCGCCCCATGTCCGTGGTTGAGTCCGCCCTGACTTCTTTTTCTTGGTCATTATTTTCTCCTTTATTAGGTTGACATCAGTATAGCACCACATTTATACTTTCGTTGTGATACTCTTTTATCAACCTTGTTAGGAGGTGAATGTGATGATATTCGAAAAAGGAATATTTGTAGAGCATAAGAATGTGCGACAGAAAGTTAATGTCGGTTGTGCATTGTGCTTCACAGGAATCGCAGACGCGAGAAGTCATGTAGGCTCTCCGTTCTGTGAAGAGCAAAGCATTGCATCTGGTGGCCGTTGGGCTCATTGCCAGTGTGATACTTGCAAATCAGCAACTAACTGATTTTAAAACAAAATTAGCAAGTGGCAAGTTGTGGATACTTTAGTCCCCAAGCAAGGGTTTGGTAGCGGGAGGGAATAGTAAATGGCATCGAATAGGGGAATTATACAAGATGGAAAAATTACAAAAAAACTTTTACGGGTCTCTTAATCATGGCTGAAAAAGTAAGAGGCGGAATGCCCAAGTCGGATTGGAAGCGACAACTTTCAGACGATGCCCTAAATCGTCTTCAGCGACGCAAACTAGTTCTTGAAACTCTACGCAAACAAACTGCTATTGCAGAACAAAGGCTCCGTAATGACATTTTTAATACATGGAGAACTGGTGAAGGAACAATGCGCGCTATTGGCGAAGCATGTGGTTACACGACTAACTGGATTTCTCTCTTGATTCAACGAATTAAGAACGATGACACTTTGCTTGAACAAGCAATTGAAGATTGGATGAAGGAAAATCCTGGTGAGGAACTCAAATGAGTGACGAGAAAAAAGAAGTGAAACACCGAAGCATTATCCGAGAGTCTTTGACCTGGCCTAAAAAGGTGACAGAGGAAAAGTATCCGTGGAAAGAATGGTTTGATGGTCATGTGTGGAGACTTAAGCAAGGCGAAGACTTTGATGTTGATATGAGGTCATTCCGTGCTGCTATTTATATGGCTGCCGATAGGTACGGTTACAAAGTAAAGACTCATATCCCTCGCAAGAAGGACTGTATTTTTATTCAGAAGATTGGTAAAAAAGATGGCAACTAGAAAAATACCAGCAGCAAATAACGCTGCGCGCAAAGTAAACGGCGAGATTGTTACTACTTGTGAAATTATGGGACCAGTCATTATTGATTTGGTTCGTGCTGGCATGACGCCATCTCGTGCAGCAGAAGCAAACAGGATTTCCAAATCGACAGTGTCTGTTTGGATTTCTCGCGGTATTGCTGAAACTGTTCATCGTGAAAAAGGCGGAGTTCCTAACAAGTCAGAAGAGGTTTACATGAACTTCTCTGAAGGACTTGCTAAAGCCGAGTCTGAATCAATGGGCGCTCTTGTTCTTTCATGGTTCAAAGAAGCAAGAGGTGGAGACTGGAAAGCAGCAGAAAGATTCCTTGCTCGCCGCTTTCCACAAGAGTGGGGCGATAACAATACTGTCAAACTTGAAGTTTCTGCTGGTGCTGGATTTGGCAATAACGATGGTCGCGATAAAGAACTTACCGCCACAGAAGACGAAGAAAGAAAGAGAGCAATTCTTTCTGCACTTGTTGAGTCTGGAGACCTCCCGTCAAATGTTCTTAATGCATGGGACGAAGAAGAATCAGACATTATTGATGCAGAAATTGTTGAGCCAAAAGAATGACAACACGCGAGCAACTAGCATCTTTGACCGATTGGAAACAGCCGTGTGGGTTTAAGTTTCCCCACACAATGCACCCAAAGCAACAGGCTTATTTGACTTGGACAACAACGCGCGAGGCACTTTATGGTGGCGCTGCAGGTGGAGGAAAGTCAGACACGCTACTGATGTCTGCACTCCAGTACATTTGTGTTCCTGGTTATTCTGCTCTCCTTTTGCGTCAGACATACCCGCAGTTATCTGGCCCTGACGGCTTTATTGACCGTTGCAATGCGTGGCTTGCAGGTACTGGTGCTGTTTATGTTTCTACTAATAAGCGATGGACATTTCCATCTGGCGCAACTCTTTCATTTGACCACTGCGAACGAGATGAAGACCGTTACAAGTTCCAGTCATTTGCTTATCACTTTGTTGGCGTAGACGAGTTGACACAGTGGAAGACCGACCGTGTTTACCGTTATGTTGGCTTCTCTCGTGTTCGTAAACCGATGCAGAGCGATTCGCTTCCTGCTTGTCCTCATTGTGGGTTGACATCAGCAGATATTCCGCTAAGGACTCGTGCTGCAACCAACCCTGGAGGACCAGGAAATAACTGGGTGTACGAGCGTTTCATTCTTGACAAAAAGCCAGAGCGAAAGTTCATGCCAGCAAAGATTTCGGATAACCCGTCACTTGACTCTGAGGCATACATCAAAGGCTTGAATGAACTTGACGCAATTGAACGCGCACGACTGCTTGACGGAAACTGGGAAATCCGTGAAGAGGGTGGAATGTTTAAGCGCGAGTCATTCTCTGTAACTGGAAACTTTCCAGAAGGAATGAAGACAGTTCGTTACTGGGACTTGGCGGCAACACCAAAGAGTCGCTCAAATGACCCCGACTACACAGTTGGTGCATTGGTCGGAATGAAAGATGGTCGCTACTTTGTAATGGATATTCGTCGCCTCCGTGGAACACCATACGAAGTTGAAAAGATGATTGCACAGACTGCACAGATTGACGGTGTCTCTACGCCAATCATCATTGAACAAGAACCTGGTTCGTCTGGAGTAAATGTTATTGACCACTATGCGCGCACTGTTCTTCAAGGATTTATATTCCGAGGAGAGAAGTCAAATGTTTCAAAGAAAGACCGCGCACTTGTATTCTCATCAGCGGCAGAAGCAGGCAATGTCATGCTTGCAAGAGCATCCTGGAACTCACCATTCATTGACGAATGTGAAGTTTTTCCTTACGGAGCACACGATGACCAAGTTGACGCAGTTGCTGGTGCAATTCAATCTTTAGTTGGGAAGAAGAAAGCATCCGTGAGGATTATTCTTTAATGAAGGGTGATTGTGAAGGGAGAAAAGATAAATGCTCTTTTCAAGATTGTCCAAAGTTTGGAACATTAAAAGAATCAACTGATGGTTTAAATAGAATTAAAGGGTGTGGAGATAATTCCGCACCATTGTTGCGTAGAACACCAGTAAAACAAAATAAAAAAAAGATTTCTCAAATTTCTAAAAAGACTAAAAGCCAAGCCCCGCAACGCGCAGAGGTCCGTCGTATAGTCCTTGAACGCGATATGGGGTTGTGTCAAGCGAAATTTTTGGTAACATATCTGTCATGTTCAGGTCCACTTGATGTGGACGAAGTTATCCCGAGAGGTCGCGGAGGCGACCATTTAGACCCGAGTAACTGCCAAGTGTTGTGCCGTATGCACCACCGCTGGAAACATGACAACCCCGCCGAAGCGGAAAGACTTGGTCTTACTAAGTCTTTACCACCGAAGGAGGGCCGACAGTAGGAGAGACTATTGATATCAAAACCTTTAATTACCACATTGGCAATCTGGCTTACCGCAACATTTGGGTGGGTCGGGAATCAAGTAAACAACTCAGTGAGCGCACAAGGCGCACCCGTGGCAGTAGTCGCGGAAGTAACTCAACCCCAAGTCCTGGACCAAGTAGCGGCCGAAGCAATTCTCAGGCAGAAGTTTAAGTTGAATGAAGTATCCAAGCGAGTAGCAGACCTCCAAAAGGTCATAGGAACCGTCGCTGTAGACGGTCACTACGGAATGATTACCCGCAGGGAACATATTGAGGCACTTGAGGCACGCGGCCTTCCAACTGCAAATGTTCCTAAGCAGAACACACCTCGCTACAACATCTCATATGACCCAGCAAAGCGTTGCCCGATGTGGGAGCCACTGTTTGCTGAGTTCGGTCTTCCAGTAGATGTGTTCTCGTACATTGCATGGCGCGAGAGTGGTTGCAATCCAAAAGCACAGAACGCAACTTGGAAGAATGGAAAAATGACTTACGCTTTGAACAAGAACGGAAGTTATGACACTGGCCTCCTGCAGGTCAACTCCAGTTGGTACACAGCAGTCAAGGGCGTGTGCGGTGAAGACGCAGTGGACAATCACATGCAGGGCCTAAAAGACCCAGTCTGCAATGTCAAGTTTGCAAAGTGGCTAATGGATAACTCCAAGGGTCAACTAGGCAACTGGAGCGTCTACAAACTGTGATACCTTTTATTCATGGCTCTTCTTATACATATGGCAAGGTATGAAGTTGTCGAGCGTACTGAAGCAAGTAAAGAAGTAATAGCAACCACAGCGTGCGGGATGTATGTCGGGAAAGACATGTCAGTATCCGTACATCAAAAACATGTGACATGCTTGTCTTGCTTAACACATCAAAAATAGAAAACTAGGTTGTCATTTTTCTGACACCACCTATACTCAACCAAACAAACAGTTAGGAAAACAATGGGAAGCGCAAGAACAACAATGCCAACTGGTAAAAAGTTGGAAAAATTACGCAAAGAAGCACTCAAGAAAGCAGGCGCTGGAAGTATCAAGTACCACAGCGGTACGCACAGGGTGTTGTTATATGCAAAGTTTAAGAAAAAGGCATTTAAGTGGGATGACTGGGTTAACTTTCACGCAGATAATTACGACATGCGTCGTTCTTCTGGTGAGTGTTTTGAGTTTCTATTAGTCTGCGGCTATCTCTATCATCGTTTAATAAAAGGAGTTGACTACTTTCAGATAACTCCAGAAGGAGAGTTAAAATTAATCACCTTGTCCGAGAGCGAACAGAAGCGAAGGGCAAAACTTGCAAGCAAATCTTCTTACAAGGGACGGAAAACATACCTTGAGAAAACTGGTCAGTGGTGAGTAGTTTTAAAAAGGTCTCTGGATACAACCCCGACTTTGATATTGAGCCATCTTCGGAAGTAAAACAGTTTAATTTTAAAGACGACCTTCAGTATGGACAAGTTGGAGAAACACTTGTTGCCACAATGTTGGATGCACTCGTTAATGGCTCATTTGAAATAAAGACCGACAGATATAGGAATGGAAATATGGTCATTGAAACAGACCAGAATCCAGGTCTGAAGGGATGGAAGAAAAGCGGAATCAATGTAACCAAGGCAGAGTGGTGGGTGTATGTTTATGCTCTCGATGGCGGAATGACAATCGTCCATGTTGAAAGACTCAAAAGGTATCTGAGACTCAATAAGCATTTATTCAACGAAGAAACAAAGCGCAATTTTGCCGAGGGCAGTGACAACCCAGCAAGAGGATTTATTTTAAAGCCTAGGCATGTTATGGATATGTTAATCAATAAAAAATATGACTCAATTGGAGGAAGCAGTGAAGAGCAATAATGATTTAGTAGGTCAAATGAAGGACTCAAATAAGTACCTAGCCAGCATTGTTAGGTGCGAAGATGTAATTGAGGACCTGAATACATATTTAGCATTCAAGAATTCTGCCGCTGTCCATTTCTACCCATCCCAAATTGAGATAATCATGGATTTGCTCATAGACATGAAAACTATGGTTTTTGAGTATTCTGAAGCATTTGATAAATTGCAGGATATGCTTGAACAAGAGCAAATTAAGAACGCACAATGGGCCGACTTGTTTAAACCGCAAAATTAATATACACTTAGACCAACAGGAGAATATATGTCAAAAGTTTCAGGATTCGACATGGGTCGAGATGAGTTCTCGATTCCAGCAAACAGAGTGACTGGCCAAGATGGCGCAGTTAGTATCTCATCAAATTTTAATCTCAATGATGTGAATACAGTTGTTTTAGCACGCGAGATGAACGGTGCTTCAGACTCATTCAACAATAAATTGAAAAAGATTAAAGACCACCTCGCCGCGCTTGAAGTAGACAAGACAACAGACATGGTCGTAATGGACAAGTCTTTTGTTACAAAGTTGGCAAAACTAGTTGAGCAGATGCAATCAGATTTTAATAAAATTGTTCAGACTGCACAGCACCTCAAGTAGTGGCAACTAAAAAAGCATCATCAAAAACGCCAACTAGAATTGACATAACCTTTATTGGTGGTTCATTCGATGGCAAAGAACTAGAGTTTGTTTACCCTACTCCAGAGTATCTTGTAATGAATCGTGGTTTAGATTTGTACAAGAGAGCAAGTTCAACACAATATATATACCAGGCTGATTGGTCTGAGTATCAAAAAACAATTGACAAGGACAGAATTTACAAATGACAAATCCAAAAGTCCAGACAGTTTCAATAAATGGAAATCGACACTACAAGCATCCAAACATTAAAAACATGGTTGCTCCAAGCGTCACATCAATTGTAGGAATGCTCCCTTCTCCGTATCTTCCAAAGTGGAATAGCAAGGTGACAGCAGAAGCAGCGATTAACGAGCGCGAGCACATTGACTCCCTGTTGGGCAGTGCTGGAGGAAAAGTCAAGGCGATTGATTGGCTCAAGGCTGCTGCAGAACGAGAGTTGAATAAGGCAGCAGATACTGGAACACGAGTCCACGAGGCTATCGAGCAGTTAATTATTGACCCAAACTATAAGTATGATGATGACCTGCTTCCATACCTACATGGTTTCTGGGAATTTGAGAAGCGTTTTGAGCCAGAGTGGATTCATGTGGAGAAGTCAATATTTTCCATCACTCACAACTATGCAGGTTCTTTTGATGCAATCTGCAAGATTAACGATAAAAAGATTCTGCTCGACTTTAAGACAACACGCTCTGGAATCTCGGCAAAGGTTGCACTTCAATTAGCAGCATATGCAAACGCCGATGTTATTTTTGATGGAGACAATGAGATACCAATGCCAAAGGTAGATGGCGGGGCGGCACTGCTACTTCGTCCAGATAAGTGGTCATACCAACCGTTGCGAATTGACGATGATATTTTTGCTACATTCTTAGCCTTGCGCAGAACATTCGAATGGGAATCTAGGCAGTCTAAAACTGCTATGCTTGCCCCAATACAAAACAAGGGGCTGATGTGAGAAAAGATATTACTCCAGGAAATTGGGAAAGCGCCGCTGCTTTAGTAGTAAATGAAATTGCTGATAAGTGCAAACAATACGAGATTGCAAAAAGCAAGAGCGAATCTAAAGTCAATGATTTTGTTCAAAAGAACTTTGACGAAATTGTAGACTTGGCATTTCACACTAAAGATGTAGACCCAGACTTCCTTGAGGAAATGTTTTTTAATCTTGCAATTGCTGGTCTACATGGGTATTCTTTGGTCGGGAAAGAAGACCATAAGGCTTCAGCAGCATTTGTGTATACAACTGTTGTGGGAAAACAAAAGATGTACGGGCATGGAAACATCGCCCGTTTCGAGGTTCCAGGCATTGTCATTCGCATGAATGATAAGTTGGAAAGACTCAAGAACCTGCGTGGCTTTGACGGCCCCGTACTTTTTGAGCCTGTAAAAGACACATGGCTTGACATTTGTGGTTATTCCATAATTGCAATCATGTGGATTAGAGGCTGGTTCTTGTTAGACATGAAAAATCAGGAAAAAGAAAAATCAGGAGAAAAATGAGCACACAGGTAACAATGACTGGAAATCTCACAGCAGACCCAGTTCTTAAGTCAACGAAGACTGGTTCTTCGCTATTAACAGTAGGTATTGCTGTCACTCGCCGTTGGCGGGACAAGCAAGATAACTGGGAAGAGCAAACATCATTCTTTGACCTCACAGCGTGGGGAGAACTAGCAGACAACGCAGCAGCCAGCCTAAGCAAGGGCAATAAGGTTGTTGTGGTTGGACGACTAGAACAGCAGGAATGGACAGACAAAAACGACGGCTCAACCAAGAAAAAGGTTGTAGTTATTGCTGATGACATTGCAGTTTCACTGCGAAAAGCAACAGTACAAGGCGTAGAAAAGTCTGGAAATCCAGCCGCGCAGAGCGGTCAGCAGTACCAGAATACTGGCAAGAAGCCAGCAGCGGCATCGTTTCTTGATGACGAACCGCCATTCTGATTGAATTTGTGTGTCACGGGAGGGTTAGTGGGAACGACTTATCCCGTGACACGCAAACAATTCTATGAAAATTTAGTGTAACTTAGTGTTGGTATATGAAATTGGCACGGCTAATTCAAAAGAGGATTTCGGTATGTATATAGGTCTAGCAGTAGCAGTATTTATGGCTGGCCTAGTTTGGTTTATATCGCCCAAGTTGAACATTGATTTGCGGGGAAGAATTTCCACTACCGCCATCGCTGGTGGTGTGGCTTCCGCTTCCACTGCTGGTTTCATGTATAGCGACATTGCTGGAGTATGCGTAATTGCGGCGTGTCTAATCGGTATCGGTATTTTATTTGGATACGAGAGAGGGTAGTAAATGGCATTCCTTCGCTCATTTAACACACACGACCAACAAGGTTTTGTAGCCCCAGATAAGAAACAGTTTTACGCACCATCAAGCGGTCCTGGCCGCCCCCTAAAGCCATACAAAGATGGCTGGGACTTGGAGCGCTCAGTAACACAAGCACTTGACAGAGTTACTTGGGTTTACAAAGCAGTTTACGCAATTTCAGCAAACGCTGCATCTCTCCCAATCGCAATCAGAAAAGGCGACTGGAGAATTGGCGAACTAACATACGACGACCCAATTTTGCAGATTATGAATCGCAATGCAAACCCTGGTCAAGATGCTTTTTCATTCCGCTTTATGCTGTCATCGCAGTTGTTGCTTTCGCAGCGCGGTGCGTTCGTTGAAATTATTCGTAATCGAATGGGTGAAGTAGCGGCACTAGTTTTGCTTCCACCGCAATACACATTCCCGATTCCAGACCCAGACCGATTTGTTTCTGGATTCTCTGTTGAATATCCGAATACTCCAAAAAGAATTATTGATTCTAAAGATGTAATTTGGGCACGAGTACCACACCCAATTGACCCATTCAAAGGACAGACGCCACTTGAATCTGCTGGACTTGCAATTGAGTATGACTACTACGCAAAGGTATTCAATCGCAACTTTATGGTTAACGATGGTCGACCAGGCGGAATTCTTGTAATCAACGGAGACATGGAAGAAGAGCAGGCAGAAGAAATTCAGCGCCGCTTCAAGGGAAGCACTGGCTCAAATATTGGTGGCGCTGGTCGTCTGACAGTAATGTCGGCAGAAGACGCAAAGTTTATTGATACATCAACTAGCCAAAGGGATGCTCAATATATTGAAGCACGCCAAATGAACAAAGAGGAGATTCTTCTCGCTTTTGGTGTTCCAGAATCAGTAATTGGCAATGCATCTAACAGAACATTTGCTAATGCCGATGTTGAACTAGAGGTATTTTGGCGAGAGACGATGGTCCCTCACCTAACGCTTCTTGAGCGCGCATTTGACAAACTAGATGAAGACCCTAAGACATATTTTGCCTACGACCTTTCGTCAGTAGCAATCCTTAGTCGTGATGACCGAGAGCGTGCCCGATTCCATCTAGAAGAGTTGAAGCAGGGTGCAATTTCAATCGATGAATACCGCGAACTGACTGGACGCGAAGGTGTTGGAATCGACGAGTTGCTTATCCCAACAAACCTCTCGCCAGTTGTTATGCAGACAAATACAGGTGGTCAGCAAGCACCAGAAGATGGTGCTCCATTAAACCCAAATCAAAGGCCAGGTCGCCGTCCTGCAGATGCACCAGACCCAGCGTTGCCTAATTCAACGCCAAACTCGCGACCAAACGATTCAATAGAACCGACTAATCCCCCAACCCCAAGACCAATTTTTACGCCACCGCTAACTCCTTTGGCTCATGATATTGAGGAATCAAAGTCCTCCGAGGATATTGGAGTACGCCGCACGCGCCAGATTACCCGTCTTGAGCAGAGCGTCGCTCTCCAGATTGGTTCAATGCTGAAGCGCCAAGAGCGAGTGACGATTGAGAAGGCAGCCTCTAAGAAGGTTAAAGAAAAATGGGATTCTGGCGAAGGAATTAAAGCAGAAGACATTTTTGATGTTGCCGTGTGGAATGACCAACTCATCTCCGATGCAAAAACATGGGTGGCATCAGTATTCCTTGATGGGGCAATTGAAGTAGCCTCAACAAAAGTTGATTCCTTAAACCCAGGAAATGTAACGATGGATGAAATCGTTAGCCCACGAATTAAGGCTATTTCATCTATTAACGAGACGAGCAAGCGCAATATTGAAAAGATTATTAGCGAGCATCGCTCAAAGTCGCACCAAGAGTTCATCACTGCTCTAAAAGCATGGTTCGCTTCAGCATTTAGTTCGCGAGTTAAAACAATCTCCAAAACAGAAGTTGGCGGGGCGTTCAATGCTGGTCTTCTATGGGCAGCAAAAGAACTTGGATATACAAAAAAGACATGGGTTCACCGCCCAAGTCAAGACTCAGCACGCAATGAGCACGCTGAACTTGCCAGTCAGACAGTCGGCATCGACGAGAAGTTTGAGATTAATGGCAAGTCTGCAATGTACCCTGGAGACCCAGAAGCACCAACTGAGTTTGTGATGAACTGCAGTTGCACACTTTTGTTTTCATAGACTATACGAAATTAAATAGTTAGTCTCTACATTACAACATTTACTGCAATTTTCTGCTACTCTTCTTGCAGGAGGCCGTTTTGGAACACAAACAAGTATCAGTTTCATCAGTTCGTGGCATTGATGATGTAGATGGAATCGTTGAGGCAATTGTCTCCGTTACCAATATTGTCGACTCCGTAAACGATGTAATTGAGCCAGGCGCTTATAAATTAACGCTAAAGAAGCGTAATCCTAAAGTCGTATGGTCTCACGATACGAATATCCCAGTTGGTAAGACTCTCCGTGTTGAGGAACTTCTTCCAAATGACCCACGCCTTCCAAATGACCTTATTCAGCAAAATGCTGGTGCTCTGCTTGTAAAAATGCAGTTCAACCTAAATACAAGCCGTGGGCGCGATGCTTTTTATGATGTCCAGTTCTTCGGCCCAGAGCAAGAATGGTCAATTGGCTATGCGGTTCCAGAAGGAAAATACGAAGTTGATTCAAAAACTGGAATTCGTTATATTAAGCAATTGGAATTATTTGAGTACTCACCAGTAATTTTTGGTGCCGCCCCAAGCACCCGTACATTAAGCCTGAAAGAGGACGGAGTCGAAATTGAAGCAAAGGCTCCTGGCAAGTACGATGACATTGATTTCGGCATTCCTTCTGGTGTTAAAAGTCAAGCAGAGACTGGTCTCAGGTGGTCGAAAGAATTTAACCGAGGCGGAACTGAGGTTGGTAAGGCTACGGCTAATTACCTACTCAACAATTCTACTGTTAGCCCTGAAAAGGCTCGTCACATCGCGCGCTACTTCCCACGCCACGCAGTAGACCTCAAGACTCCAGCAAATAGCAAACCAGGCGCAGATGGATATCCAGGTGCAGGACTGATTGCATGGAAACTGTGGGGTGGAAATGCTGGATGGCGCTGGGCTCAAAAACTTGTTGACGCAATGAACTCACGCGATGAAATGAAAGCAGAACCAAACGGGCTGAAGACTAGCGACTTTGTTACTTGGCGCGCATCTGGCGGTAGAGCGTACGGACGAATTGAGCGTATTGAGCGCGACGGTGAAATAGATGTCCCGAATAGCAGTTTCACTATTACTGGTACACCAGAAGACCCAGCAGCGCTGATTCGTGTTTACCGCAAAGAGGGACTTGATTATTCACCCACAGAAGTACGAGTTGGGCATAAGTTCTCAACCCTTACAAAGATGGATATTTCAAAGAAGGACGCCTTCACTGATATGCCATCAGGAACACCAGGTTCTTTCGGTACCCCACAAAGAATTGGTACCACGCCAAATGCTCCAGAAGAAAAGCCATACAGCATTGAGCAAGATGTTCAGGGTTGTAGCGGTTATGCAGTCGTTAAAGTTGGAGAAGGAATTGTTTCAGGTGGATGCCATCTGACTCTCGCCGAAGCACAAGCACACCTTGCTGCTTTAAATGCAGCAATGCAGGGAGAAAAGGACATGCATGAAGAAATGCAGGGTCCAGAAGTCGTACCGCACCAAGATGACATGGTTGAAGGTCTTGCCGAACAGCAAGAGATGGGGTTGAACCCACGCCAGTTCACAATGTATGACCTGTTTGAAACTATGGCTGAAGAATTCGGTATGTGGGACCAAGGAAGTGGCGCTAATGGCGCTCACTACATGGAAGAGAATCCATTTGCTTCAGAGGGCATGAAGTGTTCTAATTGCGTCTTCTTTGAGGGTGGGAAGAAGTGCGAAATTGTGTCTGGAAGTATTGAACCAGAAGCAATTTGCAAACTATGGATTATCCGCGAAGAACTTTTAGCAAATCCTAAAATGCGTGAAGAATCTGCTGGAGCAAAATCTGCTGAACAAGAAGAAGTTAAAGATGCGGGTCCAAACGGACGAGTTATTGCAACGCACAAAACAGGTGTGAATACATCACGCGCATGGGATAAAACTGCTCCATTCAGAAGCATGAAATCACCAGGGACCCCATCTTATTTCAACAAAATATTTGCATTCCAGAATCCGAATACAGATGGAACTCGTAAGACCCATTATAACTATATTCACCACTATGTTGGTGCTGACGGAACTCCAGGCGAGGCTTCATACTCAGCGTTGATTAACTCAATGGCTGTTTTGAACGGCGGTCGTTCTGGAACGATTCTTCGTGGCGAAGCACGCCGTGGTGTTTACAACCACATTGCTGCTCATTACCGAGATGCTGGAAAAGAGCCACCAGAACTTAAGTCAGACGAGTTTGTCGACTTCGTTATGATTCAAAAAGGAATTATTACAAAGCCACTCAGCGAAGATTCTGGCATTGAGGTTAAGGCTGAAGGTGGACCAATTCCTTCGCATTCAACGGCAGTTCGTGACGATGAAACACTCGACCGTTCCGCCATTCTGAACACTCGTTCACCAGAAGGCAAAGATTATTATCGAAAGATTTTTGCCTACCATACACCTGGAACAGATGGCACTCGTAAGACCCACTACACATTTATCCATCACCATGTTTCAGAAGATGGTCGCCCTGGAGCAGCCGCTTATTCAGAGTTGAAGTCGGAGATGGCAATTCTCAACGGCGGACGCGGTGGAACGATACTTCGCGGAGAAGACCGCAAGGCTGTGTACAATCATCTCGCCCGTCACTACCGTGACTTCGGTAAGAAGCCACCTGAACTAAAGTCAGATGGGTACATTGATAATGTTATGATGCAAAAAGGCCTCATTAGTGAGCCACTATCTATCACGGAGAAAACAGATGAGCAAGATTGATATTGAGTCGTATAAGTCCTTTGTTGGGCAGCAGGCTCTATTGAGCGATGACAGCATTGGCATCATCGTTGGAATCTCCGAAGATGGACAGGCGCTTGTGCAGAAATGTCTTGACATGGAAGGACTTGAAGAGACAGACGAAACTGTTTTAATTGCAGTTGAAGATGTAAAACTTCGCACTTTTGTGGTCATGGAAAAAGTTGATGAGGGAATGACCGAAGGCGCGCTTGTCTCGTGGGAGACATCAAACGGCACATATTATGGAGACATCTTGTCTTCGTCTTCAGAAGGAACTGTTCGCGGTGAGCCGCAGGGCCTTGAAATTGAAGGGTCCGCCGAACGCCCAGCCTATGTCGTACGGGTTATGATGTGGGATGAAGACGAATGGATGCCTACTAATGTTACTGTAGTAGCATACGGTGATGCATTGACTATGGTTGAAGAACTTCCAGAGCCGATGGATGACGAAGACCCAGCAGATGAAGATATGCCAGAAGACGAGATGTCAATGGTTGAGGATAACGAAAAGAGCATAGATATGAACATTGAAGCACAGATTGCCGAGATTGTTGCACGCGAAGTTGCTAAGGCTCTTGCTGCAATGAACACCGCAGAAGTAAAAGCAGAAGAAATTGCTGTTGAGACCAAGTCGGATGAAGCCGCCGAAGCAGTTGCTGAAGAAGTAGTTGCTGAAGTTGCTGTCGAAGAAGTTGCTGCAGATGCACCAGCAGAAGAAGTAGCAGTTGAAGTAGCAGTTGAAGAAGTCGCCGCTGAAGAAGTTGTTGCTGAAGAAGTTGTTGCTGAAGAAAAGTCTGAATTGGTTCAGATGGAAACAGCAGAACTTTCATTCGATGACCTTAAAGAGTTCCACGACCTCCTGAAAGTGCTATAGTATTCACGGGCGTTAGTAGCGCCCGTGGAGGGGTTGTGGATATTGGCAAGGAAATAGCCAGAGTTCAAAAGAGCACGACAATCGGCAAGGTAGATAAACTTTTGGCATCTTTGAGTGCAAAAGATTCTGCTTCGCTCGTTGATGCAATGAAAGACTTATCAGTTTCGAGTCGCACAATTTCAAAAGTTTTAAAAGGGCGCGGCTATGTAATTGGCAGGAGTGCTGTAGATAATTGGCGACATGCTAATGTTGAAAATTTTGAAACTAGAAGCAACAATTATATTGGGGGCAAATAATGTCATTGTCAAAAGATTTAAAATCAGCAATGAATCGCAACTCCCCAGAATGGCCAGTAGTAAAAAGAGGCCCGTCAATAAAACTTCCTACAGTTGCAACTGTTAAAAAAGAAAAGTCGCAGTTTAAAACATGCGTAGTTTTGCCAGATATGCAATGTGGTTATTTCAGGGATGTAAACGGCAATTTTGTTGCTATCCATGATGAAATTGCAATTAATTTGGCTGTTGAATTTATCAAAGAATCAAAGCCAGATGTGATTGCAATGAATGGAGACAATGCTGACTTTGCAGAATTTGGAAAGTACAGACTAACTCCTGCTTATCAATTGACAACACAAAAAACAATTGATTATTTAACAACGCTTATGGCGCGCCTTCGCGCAGCATCTCCACTCGCTGAAATTGTTTGGCTTGAGGGAAATCACGAAGCAAGATTAGGAAATTATATTCTTGATAATGCAAATGCTGCTTTTGGTTTGAAGCGTGGGAATATCCCAGACTCATGGCCAGTTATGTCGCTTCCTTATCTTTGCAGATTTGAAGAATTTGGTGTTAAGTATTTGCCAGGATACCCAGCGTCAACATATTGGGTTAATCGCAAGTTAAGAATTATTCACGGACATAAAGTCGCATCTGGCGGAAGCACTGCTCATAAATATCTCGCAACAGAAAAGACTTCAGTTCTTTATGGACATATCCATCGCCGCGAATGGGCAGAGCGAACCCGCCAAGATTGGGATGAAGATAAAACTATTCTCGCCGCATCTGCAGGATGTCTTGCTCGCGTGGACGGCGTCGTGCCAAGCACAAAAGGCGGGACAGACCTCGACGGACGCCCAATCCCATGCACGGAAGATTGGCAGCAAGGAATTGCTGTTGTGCACTATGTTGCTGGAGATGGTCCATTCCATCTAGAACTTGTTCCAATTCACAATGGTTCTATGTTCTATCGCGGAAAGACATACAAGGCAGACAAGAAAAAATGACAGAGGGTCGCGACCCTCTTGAAAGCCAGATGAACCTGCGCTTTCCAATGATTACTATTTCTGTATCCTACGAAGACCGAGATGAGCCAATCCATGTTGATTTAGGCTCAATACCACCATTTGTTGCTGTTTCTGTATTTGAACGCATACTAGATGCGATGAGCAATATTGCAGTGGGCCCAAAAATTACATTCAAAGGCGATGTAATAGCCAAGCCCTTTATGGCTTCTGATGTTACATTCCAAGACCTATTGGACATGTTTGGTCAAAACGAAGACGAAGAAGACGAAGACAATTAAAAATAACCTAACCCCTGCTTGACAAACTAGCAAACAACAAGCATAATATTTAATACGAGGTGCTTACCTTGTGTCCGAAGTTCCACTATTACTCAAAAGGAGTATATCACTATGGCTACAGATAGCCGTTTAAAGGAACTCAAGTCAGCCCTCCGTGCAGTTCTTGCAGACAACGATGCAATCGTTGACCATGCAGGCGCTACCCGCGAAGAAGGCGGACCTGAAGTTCAAGTACAAGCAAAGCATGTTGAAGCATTCCGAGGCAACCTCGCAAAGGCACGCGAAATCCGTGCTGAAATCGAGGCCTTGGAAGGTATGGGCGAAATTCGCTCATGGGCTGAAGGCATGACCGCACCAGTAGCACAGACCAAGTCTGGTTTGATTGTTCCACAGGGCTCAAAGAGCCTCGGCGAGCAGTTCGTTGAATCAGATGAGTTCAAGGCAATTGCTGGTGGTAAGTCTGGTTACACGATGCACGCACCATTCCAAGTAAATGGTTCGTTCTCGTCACACTGGGGTCGCAAAGATGTCTACACAGGATTGCCATCAGGCACCCCTACAGACTTCGGTACGCCACAGCGTGAAGGCATCATCGAGCGTCAGAAGCGCACTATGCGCGTACGCGAACTCTTCGATGTACAGCAGACGAACAGCAACATGGTTGAATACTTCCGTGTTTCTGGTTTCACCAACAACGCATCGACAGTTGCAGAGCGCAACGACGCAAACAACGCCTTTGGTGTAAAACCACAGTCGTCAATGACCGTCGTTGGTGTTCAGGCTCCAGTTCGCACGATTGCTCACTACGAAGTTGCTCACCGCAATGTGTTGGACGACGAGCCAACCCTTCGTGGAATTATCGACAACGAACTGTTGTACGGACTCCGCTTGGTAGAAGATGACCAGATTCTTAACGGAAACGGTGTTGGCCAAAACCTCACTGGTATCCGTTCGACTTCTGGAATTCAGACCTCTAATTGGTCAAGTGGTGTTGCAAACGACACCCGCCTCGATGCAATTCGTCGTGGTATCACCAAGTCGTTGCTCGCTTACTACGAGCCAACAGGCATGATTGTCCATCCAAACGACCTTGAAGACATCGAACTCTCAAAGGATGCAAACTATAACTACTTGATGGTTATGTCGGTATCGATGGGTGCAGATGCTCGCTTGTGGCGTTTGCCAATCGTCAGCACGCCAGCAATCACCGAAGGCAAGGTTCTCCTTGGTTCATTCGGTGTTGGCGCAACGCTGTACGACCGTATGGAAGGCAACATCCGCGTTTCCGAGCAACACAGCGACTTCTTTGTTCGCAACGCAGTTGCAGTACTTGCTGAAGAGCGTATTGCACTTGCTGTTAAGCGTCCAGAGTCGTTCGTCGAAGTTACCCTCGACAGCGCACCTGCCTGATAATTACAGTCAGAAAAGTGAAAAGCCTGGGCTTCGGCCCAGGCTTTTTGCTTTGTGCTAACATGTTTGCATGTCACAAATTGTAGTAATCGCTCCACGCGATATTTACGAGAACATCGAAGGCAAGAGTGTGAAGGTTGTCCGTAAGGGCGAGCGCATTAGTGTCGAAGATGCAATGCGATATAAGGTCATGCCTATCTCGGTAAATGACCCATTCGCTACAGAAACAAAGTAATCCGTGGACAGCCTGGACCCAAAGAAATTTGGGTTGAACGACGATATAGATTTTGCTGCGTACTGGGTGAAGGACGAACCTTTTCTTAGCCTAAAAAACGCAATGTATGAACTAATCCAAGATGATAAAGATTTTCAATACGACTATCCATACGATGCAATTTTCAATCAGGTATGTGCAAGTGGTTTAATAAAACAAGCCCATACAAGTGATTCCCTAATCGAGGTCAGGTATGGATGGGAGCCGCTGGATTCAAGTAGCGTAATCATGCACTCCTGTAGGGGTTATGTGGTTCACCCAAGGATTTATTTTGAAGGCAACAATGCTGGCTTTTTGCTTGAGATGGAAGAGGATGATGCGGAGCCAATAATTTGCTTCTTTGAATACCGCAAGATTTTCTGGGTTGCCCCAATCCGATAGACCCTCTAAAAACAATGGTGTAATGTGTTTTTATGGCAATTTTGAATTACGCTGACCTTGCTCGTGCAATGAACAAGACTTTTACTGCTGGTGAGCAGGCTGCGGCTTCAACTATTCTTGCTGGTCTCGAATCAGAAATTTCGTATTTGCTGAATCGCCCCCTGAACCCAGTTCGCATTACGGACGAAAAGCACATGCTTGAGCCTGGACAGCGCCAGTTGTTTTTACGCAAAGCCCCAGTACGAAGTATTATCTCATTCAGCATTGGGTTAATAGATAATGCCTCTGCAACCTACACAGCGCAAAATATCTACGACTTTGATGTTTACCCTTGGGGAATTGATAATGTTCTGATTGCTGGTCTTGGTTATCAGGCACTCGTAACCTACAACGCTGGCATGCTTGATGCTGATGCATCAGCACTAGAGCGCGTAATTCTTTCTGCTGCAACACGAGAAATGAGCAAGGTCCTGATTGATGCTCAAGGCATGGAGCGTCTTAAGGTTGAAGGAACTGAGTACTTTTTTGAGCCGACTCCTGGCGGTGGATTCACCGACCAAGAAGTAAAAAATATTCTTCGCTACAAGCGCAGGGTTATTAGGTAGACCATGCGCGGCGCATTTGAACAAATCACTGTTCGGCGCAAATCATCTGTGACTGTAGATGCAGAGGGCGTTTGGACACCAGTAGTAACTGATACTACATACAAGGGCTCAATCCATCAAAAATTTACGCAAGAAGGACAGCCAGAAGAGTTGGGTAAGTATGGCGAGCGTAGAGGTCTTATTGTTCGCTTGCCAAAACAGGCTTCCGTGGTTAACAACGACCAAATAGTTGTTACTGGATACCACGACAGCATGGATGGCGTTTACGACATTGAGGGATTGATTTTTACTCATACACATCTTCGCCTTGAATTGAGAAGGACTCTTTTAAATGAGTAAAGAAAGCGCATCTCTTGATAGGGCAATAAAACAACTTGATATTCGCATACAGCGAATTATTCAGGCTGGTGTATCTTCAATGACTCAATCCGCAAATGAACTTGCAGACATTGGTGCGGAACTTGTTCGCGATTCAATAAGGCACGAAGGAACATACAAGCCATACATTGATAAGCGCGGAAAACAAAGAATGTCTAGCGCCCCTGGAGAGGCTCCAGCGTCAGCCCCTGGAAACGACCTTGATAAAAGCATTTACTCAAAAAAAGTTTCAAAAGCAAACGGAAATCCAGCCGTTGCAGAATTTGGGTCTACTTCACCATATGCAATGGCGCTTGAGTACGGCACCGAAAGAATGTCGCCACGACCATTCATTAGGCCAGCAGCAATAAAACTTAGAAAAGAAAAAGTTGCCGATATTGTAACTTCAAATTTTGCAGCAAGAATGGCCAAAAAAATTAGAAGTATGGGTCATCTAAAAGTAAGGTTGGATGTGTAATGGCTTCAATAGGCGGTTCGATAAGGACGATTCTTGTCAATGCTGGCATAACTGGAGTAACTGGAATTTTTCGTGACTTTGCACCCCCAAGCACCGAAAAGCCATACATCACATATAGCGATGAACTTCGGAATGTTCCAGAACTTATCGGTGATGGATTTGTAAAAACACGAAGGAGAATGGTTCAGTTTGACCTATGGCAAAATAGGCAAAACGAAGACACCTCTCTTGTAGATTCTCTTGTTTCAGCGCTTGACGGTGCTGGCCAATTTGATGATGGAACATATGTATTTCGTCTTAGGGTATCCGATATACAGCGCATGGTATCATTAGAGGACAATGTCGTTCATCATGCCCTAACGCTTGATGTATTTCAGAAGGCGTAATCATGGCTTTTACACTCATAACAGTTACTGGCACCTACCTACTGCCTACTGGTGCGCCCGCAAGCGGCTCAGTCTCATTCACGCTCACCGCTCCAATGCGAGATGCAACTTCTGATGTAACCATCACCCCGCAAGAGCAAGTTGTTGCACTAAACGCAAGTGGCTCAATATCAATAAATCTTTATGCTAACGACGATGATTCAACGGTTCCAGATGGTGTTACATACGAGGTAAACGAGCGCCTTAATGAGACTGGATACAACAAGTACTTTTTCACACTAAACAGCAATTCCCCAAATGGCAGATTCGACCTTGCTGATGTAGCCCCAAATACGGAGCCCATAGTTACCTATAACTATGCGACAAAAGAGTATGTTGATAGCCATATTGGCGTTACGGCAACAGACATCATTTTTACACCGACAAGCGAAATAACATCGACTACGGTTCAGGCCGCGATAGAAGAGGTACGGGCAAAATCAAAATATGTCCATACTCAGGGAGCGCCGTCAACGACCTGGTCGGTAACACATAATCTCAAATTTTACCCAAATGTGTCAATTGTCGACTCGGCACTTTCTCATGTAATGGGCGAAGTTACTTATATAAACGAGAACAGCCTTACCGTCTCATTTACTAGCGCATTCTCTGGAAAAGCCTTTCTTTCCTAGATACCTTCGCACACTTTTGATAGAAAAAAGCGTATTCTTGGGGTGCGCACCCGCTATGGAGGTTTTTAGATGAAATTCGTAACAAACTTAGACCTTAATCAAAATCAACTGATTAAGGGTACTTTTGAAGTATTGGCAAGCGAGCCAAATACTAACCTGTTTGACGGTCGATTGATTTTTGATAGTACCGAAGGTGTCGTCAAGGTTTACGATATTACCGCCTCCGCATGGCGGAAGATGGTTACAGGTGTAACTTCTGCTGGCGCCCAGTCTTCAGCGCTAACAATCAATGAGGCAAATGGTGTAGTTTCAATTACTCCAAACCTTGCAAGTTCTGCAAGCGCTGGTTTGATGTCCGCCTCGGACTTCTCAAAGTTGGCAGATGCAGCGTCAGAAGCAACCGCAAGCAAACTGGTTATTCGCGATGCCAGTAGCCAGGCAAAGTTTGGAACTCCTACAGACGCATCTCATGTGGCAACCAAGGGCTATGTTGACTCAGCCCGCTCTGGCTTAGATGTTAAGCAGTCGGTTCGTGCTGCTACTACAGCAACCGTAAACCTCTCCACTGATGTAGATGACGGAAGCATTATCGACGGCGTAACCCTTGCAACTGGTGACCGAATCCTTATCAAGGACCAGGGCGCTGGTGGAATTGCCCATGCTGATAACGGCATTTATACCGTCAACGCATCTGGAGTACCAACACGAGCAACTGACTTTGATTCTGATGCAGAAGTAACACCAGGCGCGTTTACATTCGTTGAAGAAGGTACTGCAAACGGCGACTCTGGATATGTCGTTGCCACCAATGGTTCAATCACGGTTGGTTCAACTGCAATTCTATTTACACAGTTCTCTGGTACTGGTCAAATCACTGCTGGCGATGGTATGTCGAAAGACGGAAGCACCCTCAATGTCAATGATGACGATGTAACCATCTATGTTGACGGAAACGATGACCTTGCTGTTAAGTCTTCAGCAACTGCTGGTCAAGTTCTTCGCTCAGTTGGTTCAGGAACCGCTGCTTGGGGTGCTCTAGACCTTGCTGATTCAGATGCCGTAACTGGTGCTTTGCCAATTGCAAATGGTGGTACTGGTTCAACAACTGCCGCTGATGCCCGCGTCGCTCTTGACCTTGAAATCGGTGTTGATGTTCAGGCTTACGATGCAGAACTTGCAGCACTTGCTGGTCTAACCTCTGCTGCTAATAAACTTCCATACTTCACTGGCTCTGGAAGCGCATCAGTTGCAGACTTCACCTCAGCAGCGCGTGCACTTTTGGACGATGCAGACGCATCGGCAATGCGAGACACTCTTGGTCTTACAATTGGAACCAATGTTCAGGCCTATAGCGCAGCGCTTGCGGCAGTTTCGGCAAGTACCTATGTTGGTGATGACAGCATCACAACGCTGGGAACAATTACTACTGGTACATGGAATGGCAGCACAATCGCCATTGCAAACGGTGGCACCGCAGCAACATCTGCATCAGATGCACGGGCAAATCTTGCAGCAACCACGGCTGGAACAACAACCACACCAGTTCTTGCCCGTATTGCCAGCCAGGGTTGCGCGGCACATTCTGGAGGAGTTTCAACGACGACAGTAACCCATAACTTTGGAACTACTAATGTTATTGTTCAGGTTCTGGAAGTTGCAAACTACAATGCGACGGTAATTGCTGATGTAACAAGGCCGAATGGCAACACTGTAACTGTTACGATTAACGGACAAGTAGACAGCAACGATTATACAATTGTTGTAACAGGCTAATATAAATAACCCCGCGGGGTTCATACAAGAGATTGACTGAGGTCATGGCTCAAAAATTTACAGTACCAGTAACGATTAAGAATCTGTCATCGGCAGGCTCGGATGGTATAACTGTATTTCTTGACCAGGAATCTTTTGCAAGACTTAAGGTAGAAGCGGGCGGGCGCATTACATGGGGTGCTGGCGCTGGCGCTGGCGATACAAACCTATACCGCGACACTGCAAATGTCCTCAAGACTGATGATACTTTTAAGTCAGAGGGACTTTTTGTTGCTGGAACACAGATTGACCCAAGCGGTGCAACTCTCGGCGACGCTCTTGTATTTAATGGGACCAAGTTTGTCTCTGCATCAGTCGCTGCTGGTGGTGGAACTGGAAATGCCTCACTAACTATTTCGGACACTCTGCCAGTCGGCGGAGAAGAGGGAGACCTCTGGTTTGAGTCCGACACTGGAAAGACATTTGTTTATTACGACTCATTCTGGGTTGAAGTAGGCGGTGGCGTAGGCGCGCAAGGCCCAACTGGACCAACTGGTGCGACTGGAGCAACTGGAGCAACTGGACCACAAGGACCTACTGGTGCCACTGGGCCTGCTGGTCCTTCTGGTTCAACTGGACCATTGGATGGCTTGTCAGATGTAAGTGCATCTACTCCATCAACTGGAGATTTTTTAAAGTGGGATGGAACTGCGTGGGTAAATGACGCAATCAACCTCGGAACAGATACTGCTGGGCTGTATGTAGCAGACCTTATTGCTGGCACTGGTGTAACTATTAGTAATAGTTCTGCAGAAAGCGCAAGCCCAACCATAGCAATTGGTCAGTCAGTAGCAACTAGTGCTTCAGTGACTTTTGCTCATGTCGCTGCTGATGTAACTGGAAATATCACTGGAAATATAACTGGTAGTTCTGGTTCTACCACTGGTAACGCTGCGACGGCAACTGCTCTACAGAGCGCGCGCAATATCTCGCTAACTGGTGATGTTTCTGGTTCTGTATCGTTCGACGGAACATCTGATATTTCAATTACGGCAACCGTACAACCAAACTCAGTTGCCCTTGGCACAGATACAACTGGCAACTTTGTCAACGACATTACTGCTGGAACTGGCGTATCCGTTACTCACACGCCTGGAGAGGGTTCATCACCGACAATTGCTATCGGTCAGGCTGTTGGAACTTCATCTTCTGTACAGTTCGCAGCGGTCACTGCACCGTTGGTCGGTAATGCCTCTACTGCTACAACGCTTGAAAATGCACGAACAATCTCTTTGGGCGGAGATGTAAGTGGCTCTGTTTCTTTCAATGGCTCATCTGATGTAAGTATTTCGGCAACAATTCAGCCAAATTCGGTCGCGCTAGGAACAGACACAACTGGAGACTATGTCTCATCACTTGTCGCTGGTACTGGTGTTGCACTAACGAATAATAGCGGTGAAACTGCTACCCCAACAATCGCAATTGGACAAGATGTAGCCACTAGCGCTTCTGTGACATTTAGTCATGTTTCAGCACCAGTAACTGGAAATGTAATTGGTGACTTGACTGGAAATGCAGATACAGCAACTGCGCTTGAGACAGCACGAACCATCTCCCTCGGTGGAGACTTAAGCGGTTCTGCTTCTTTTAACGGAACTTCAGATATAACCATAAGTGCAAGCGTTGTTAACTCTGGTGTTATCCTTGATGAAATTTCAGATGTTGTAATTGCTTCTCCAATTCAATTCCAAGGATTGATGTATGACGGAACCAACTGGGTAAACAGCAACATCCCAAATACATACCTTGTCAGGAATGATACTGGCTCAACAATACTCAAAGGAACCTTGGTTGGTGCTGTTGGCGCAGAGCCTAGCGGAAGAATAGATGTTGCACCGTTTCAAGTAACAGGAACAGAAAACTCAGAACTTCGTGCGATGGGCATTGCTACAAGCAATATATCTAACGGCGTTAACGGCGAAGTGATGAGTTTTGGAACTCTAACTGGTCTTGACACAAGAGGAAGCACCGTCAGTGCACTTGCGGTCGGTGACGAGACTTGGGCTGCTGGTGACATCCTTTTTGCCCACCCAACCGTTGATGGGAAACTCACAAATGTAAGACCACAACACGACCTTGCTGTTGCATTCATTACAGTTCGTCATGCTTCTTCTGGTCAGATTGCAATCAGAATTATTCCTGGTAACAACCACCTTGAGTGGATGCATGATGTTGTTTTAACATCTCCAACCGATGGACAGTTTTTGCGTTACAACAGCGCATCAACTGTATGGGTCAACGACACAATCAACCTTGGGACTGATACCGCTGGAGATTATGTTCAAAGCCTGACTGCTGGAACTGGTGTAACACTCAGTAACAACTCTGGTGAAGGAGCGACCCCTACGGTTGCAATTGGCCAGAGCGTGGAAACTAGCGCTTCGGTTACATTTGCTCACCTCATCGTTCAGGGTGACATGGAGGTTCAGGGAACTATCACCCGCCTCAATGAAACAAACCTAGATGTTGAGTCTGCATTTGTTTATCTAAATGCAACTAGCGCAAGTGCTAACCCAGACATGGGTGTTGCTTTCAACTACAACGACGGAACATACCGCCATGCTGGATTGTTCCGAGATTCAAGCGACGGAGTATTTAAGGTTTTTGAAGGATACGAGCCAGAGCCAGTATCGCCAATCAACACATCTGATGCAACATACAGCGATGCAAGGTTCCAGGCGGAGAGCATTATTCTCACCCAGACAACTGGCACTGCTCCAATGTCTGTTTCGTCTTCAACTGTTGTCGCAAATCTTAACGCTGACAAACTTGATGGGCAAGACGGCTCATACTACGCACCAATTGATAGTCCAACATTTACTGGAACAGTAAGTCTTCCAAATAACACTGTTGCTCTTGGTACGCAGACGACAGGAAATTATGTAGCAGATATAAGTGGCGGCACTGGTGTCACGATTACCCACACCCCAGGTGAAGGAACAACGCCAAGTGTTGCTATAGGTCAAGATGTTTCTACATCTGCCAGCGTCACTTTTGCGGCTGTAACGGCACCAGTAGTTGGTAACGCCAGTACTGCATCTACACTTCAAACACCACGCACTATTTCTCTAAGCGGAGATATATCGGGTTCTGTTTCATTCAACGGCTCGTCAAATGTTGATATTTCTGCAACGATTCAGCCCAACTCTGTTGCCCTTGGAACCGATACGACTGGCAACTATGTCGCTGATGTTGTTTCTGGAACAGGAATCACTATTACGCACACCCCTGGAGAGGGTTCGTCTGCATCTGTTGCGCTCAACGCAACGCTTGATGATTTGAGCAATGTCAGCGCCTCTGCGCCCGTTGATTACAGTCCCCTTATTTGGTCTTCATCTGCATCTGCATGGATTGCAAATAGTCAAGACCTCACCCTAGGTACACCTGGCACTACTGATTATGTAACGATAACTTCTTACAACAGCCATATTGCTATGTCTTCAGCGACAGAAGGCATGGTGCAAATAACGCCAAGCCAATTCTCTGGTTCAGACATAGATAATGGTCCATACTTCTTGCTAAACGCTAACAACTTGACATTCAGCAACGGCTCTGATTCGTTCTTGATTGACCCATATTGGGGTACGAGTGGTCAAGTCTTGGCGTTTACTCCTGGTGGCGGTAGTGGTGGAACATGGGGACCAACAACCCTTAACCTTGACAACATTGCTGATGTCAGTGCTTCTGCTCCAACCGACGGCCACTTCCTCAAGTATGTCTCTGCTTCTTCTGCATGGATTCCTGCGGCAGTTCCAACAATTAATTTCCTAGATGACATAGGAAATGTCTCTGCATCAGCACCCTCAATTAATGATGTTCTTGTTTACAACGGTTCAGTGTGGACTTCTGGTTCAGCATCAGGTGGTGGAGCAAGTGTTACCGTTTCAGACACCGCACCAGCGTCACCAAGTGCTGGTGACTTATGGTTTGAGTCAGATACAGCACAAACTTTTGTTTATTACGATTCCTCGTGGATTGAAATTGGCGCTGCTGCAATGGGTGCCACCGTTTCCACGACTTCACCAAACTCGCCTATCGCTGGTCAGATTTGGTTTAATTCTGATACTGGCGGTACTTATGTTTACTTCGGAACAACATGGATTGAAGTAGGAGCAGTAGCGGCCAATACGGTATTCAACCTTGCTGATGCCAAGGGTGATTTGATTGTGGGTACAGCAAATAACGCTCTAGACAATTTGGCTGTTGGCTCTGATGGTTCAGTTTTAACGGCTGATTCTTCTACGGCTACTGGTCTAAAATGGGCTACCCCAGTTTCAACAGGTAAAGCAATCGCAATGTCAATAGTTTTCGGAGGATGAAATGACAGCACCAAATATAGTCAATGTAACAACTATCACAGGCAAAACTGCCGTGCAGCAAGTTACTACTGCCGCCACGGCTATCGTGACAAACGCCGCATCAAGCAACAAGGTGTTTAAAGTAAATGCTCTATATGTTGCAAATGTTGACGGCGTGAACGCCGCAGACATCTCTGTTGGTTTGTACCGTTCTTCTGCTTCTGTTTCTTACGAGATTGCCCACACTGTTTCGGTCCCAGCAGACGCAACGCTAGATGTCATTAGTAAATCTATTTATCTAGAAGAAGGCGACGAATTACGCCTTACCGCATCTGCCAACTCTGACCTTGAAGCAGTATGTAGTTATGAGGAGATTAGTTAATGGCTGGACCAGGTGGTTCTATTGGACCGAAGCGAACTAGTACGAATGGGATGTTAAATTTCACAACCCTTCAGCAACTTGTTCTGACGGGTCCCACGGGAACAGTTGAGTATTTGGTTGTCGGAGCGGGTGGGGGTGGAAACTCTGCTGGAGGTGGTGCAGGCGGTATGCGAACAAACATGGTTGGCGCAACCTCTGGTGGTGGTGGTGCGGCAGAAGCATCATTTCCAATAACGACAGGCACTGCATACACAGTGACAATAGGTGCTGGCGGTGCTGCTGGTTTCTGGCCCGAACCTGGTGGGTACAAAGGTGGAGATAGTGTTTTCTCAACCATCACAAGTATTGGTGGAGGAGGAGGTGAGCATGGCGCTCAGTATGGTGCTGGAGATACAAAAAATGGTGGCTGTGGAGGTGGTGGTGGCTACAATAACGCTGGTGGAACTGGGACAACAAATCAAGGGTTTGGGGGAGGAAGTGGCGTAAATATTGCAACTGGCTATCCTGGTGGTGGTGGTGGTGGTACATCTTCCGCTGGCAGCAATGCGTCAGGGCAAAATGGCGGCAATGGTGGTGCAGGTACCAACTCGTCAATAACGGGTAGCACCATTGCATATGGTGGTGGTGGAGGTGGTGGGTCACGACAGGGTGCTGGTTCTGCTGGTTCGGGTGGTTCTGGCGGTGGCGGTAACGGTTCAAACTCCACAACAGCCACTTCAGGAACCGCCAACACTGGTGGAGGTGGAGGTGGCGGTGGTGTCAATTCTGGTCTAGTTGGTGGTGCTGGTGGGTCTGGCGTTGTGGTCATTCGCTACCCCGCCACATTCTCAATTGCTTCAGCAACCACTGGTTCCCCAACCGTAGCAATCACAGGTGGTTATCGGATATATACTTTTACTGCATCGGGCAGTATAACTTTCTAAGGAGAAAAAACATGGCACATTTTGCAGAACTTGGCGAAGACAACATTGTATTGCGAGTAATCGTAGTATCTAATGATGATTGTAAAGACTCAGAGGGCAACGAATCAGAAGCCGTAGGCGCTGAATTCTGTCGCAATCTTTTGGGCGGAACATGGAAGCAGACCTCATATAACGGCAACATGCGTGCTCGTTATGCAGGAATCGGCTACAAGTATGACTCTGCTCTAAACGCATACATCGCCCCAAAACCCTTCCCATCATGGACTCTCAATGAAGAAACTACTGAATGGGAAGCCCCTGTCGCTCGCCCAGAAGAAGGAATGTACACATGGGACGAAGACGGACAATCGTGGGTGGAATTCGTTATTCCGACGGAATAGTCTATGTCCCTTAATTTTCCTTCCTCTCCAAGCGTTGATGATACCTACACAGTAGGTGCTCGTACATGGACATGGACTGGCTCTATTTGGGAACTTAGGTCTACTACAGTTGGTGTTGGTTCTATCGGCACAACCGAATTAGCCGATAGTGCTATAACCAGTGCAAAGATTGCTGCTGGAGCAGTTGCTGAAGCGGATATTGCTAATAGCGCAGTCACGCAAACGAAGTTGGCTGATAGGTCTGTTGGTTCATCAAAATTGACTGGCTTAACTATAAATGCACAAACTGGAACTACATACACACTCGCACTTAGTGATGCACACGATTTAGTTACATTAAGTAACGCCTCGGCAATTTCTCTTACTGTCCCAACCAACGCTTCTGTGGCTTTTGATATTGGCGACCAAGTAAACATAGTTCAACTTGGTGCTGGTCAGGTTACTGTTGGTGGTGCTGGAGTGACGCTTCGTTCGCAAGGTTCTAAGTTGAAACTCAACGGACAATACTCAGCGGCTACTTTGATAAAAATTAACTCTGATGAGTGGGTTTTAGTCGGCAATACGGCGGCATAGTCGTGCAAATCATTGGCATCGCTAACTCCTATGACTCTGTAACACCTACAGTTGAATATCTTGTTATTGCTGGTGGCGGTGGAGGTGGAACATTTACTGGTGGTGGCGGTGGAGGTGCTGGCGGATACCGTACAACTACTGGAACATCAGGTGCAAACAGTGCCTCTGAATCACAACTATCAATAACTGCTGGAACTGCATACACAGTTACTATTGGTGGAGGTGGTGGTGCAGTAACTAGTGGTTCTGATTCAGTTCTTGGTTCTATCACTTCCGTTGGTGGTGGTCGTGGTGGTAACTGGAACGAACGAAGTAGTGGAGCAAGTGGTGGTTCAGGCGGTGGTGGTTGTGGAGGTACATCAAGCGCTAAATCTGGTGGTTCAGGAACTGCAAACCAAGGAACATCAGGTGGAGCAAACTTCACTGCATCACAATACGGTGCAGGTGGTGGTGGTGGAGCAAGTGGTGGCGGTGGAAACGGTTCATCAACTGTTGGTGGTAATGGTGGTGCTGGTCTATCTAACTCAATTACTGGTACTGCTGTGACCCGTGGCGGTGGTGGAGGCGGTGGTGGCGACTTTACTAGCGGTGGTTCAGGTGGTTCAGGTGGTGGAGGAAACGGTGGTTCTGCCACTGCTGGTTCAACAAATACAGGTGGTGGAGGTGGTGGAACAACTTATGGCGGTAGCGGTGCATCAGGTGGTTCGGGAGTAGTAATTGTTGCTTATCCTGATTCATACCTTCCAATAACAACAATTGGCGCAGGACTTACATACTCTGTTAGCACAGTAAGCCGTGCTGGCTACAGGGTTTACACATTTACGGCTGGAACAGGAACGATAACATTCTAATGGCGCACTACGCATTTCTAGATGAAAACAATATTGTTACACAAGTGATTGTGGGGCGAAACGAAGATGAAGTAGTCGACGGTATTTCGGATTGGGAAAACTATTACGGTGAACTTGTGGGTCAAAAGTGTGTTCGTACCTCGTATAACCACAACATCCGCAAGCAATATGCAGGTATCGGGTACGCATACGATGTTGATACTGATGTTTTTATTTCGCCACAACCATACCCTAGTTGGTCGCTTGACGAGAATCATGATTGGCAAGCCCCCTATCCGAAACCAGAGGGAGATAAGTTCTATAATTGGGATGAAGATATTTTGGAATGGAAAGAGATTGAAGCATAATGGCTATAGATTTCCCTAACTCCCCGTCTAACGGAGCAACTTATTCTGCTGGCGGAAAAAACTGGCAGTACAACGGAACTGCATGGGTCCTTCAAGGTATTGTCCCATCGATTCCCGATGCATCAATCACGGCTACACAACTTGCATCAAATGCTGTCACTACTGCAAAAATAGCAACAGACGCTATTACTGCAGCGAAACTAGCGGCTGGAGCGTCTAATACCTATGTCCTTACCGCTGACTCCAGCACCACTTCAGGCGTAAAATGGGCTATAATTCCTGCATCTGGCGGTCTTTCAACGACTACAGAGGGAGCAATTATGACGATGAGTATCGGAGGATAAATGGCAATTGGAGACAGAAACGAAGCGCGGCTTGGTGGTCCAGTCCAATTGGGTACATCTACGACCACGATTGTAACCGCTGCAACTGGCTATGCCGATATTATTAAGCAGTTAATCATAGCAAACACAGACACGGTTGACCGTACTGTGACTTTGGCTATTGGTTCTGCTGCTTCTCCGTCGTATCACATTATGTCGGCTCTACCTATTGGCGCAAACGACCTTATGGTGTTTGACACCGCCATCGTATTAGCCGCTGGTGAAACCCTGCAAGGTTTGTCAGATACAGCCGCCAAAGTAACAGTTACAGCCGTTGGCTGGGAGAAGCAAACCGCCTAATGGGTCTTAGTTCTGCCTACGGTCTTGGTTCTATTAGAACAGGTGTATGCACTAGTACTTCTCGCCCTGCGTCACCTTTTGTAGGTCAAACTATCTTTGAAACTGACACAAAATTAGTGCGTGCGTGGCTTGGTACTGCATGGTCTGCAGGTTTTAAACACTCAGTCACTCTTGCTATTGAATATGTTGTTGTTGCTGGCGGAGGTGGCGGTGGAAGACCATATGCTGGTGCTGGTGGAGCAGGTGGTTACCGCTCGTCCGTTGTTGGCGAATCAACTGGTGGTGGTGGCACCATTGAATCTGTTTTAGGTTTGCCAATAGGAACATATACCGTAACTATTGGTGCTGGTGGTGCTGGCGGGAACCCAGACGGTGCATTTATGGTTGGTGCTACTGGAGCAAATACAGTTTTCCACACTATTACATCACTGGGTGGAGGTGGTGGTGGTAACTATGACTCAGCCTATCCACCTACCAACGGTGGTTCTGGAGGCGGTGGTGGCGGTGAGCAGTCTTCACATCGAGGTTCTGGTGCAACTGGACAAGGATTTGAAGGAGGATACGGAAGTAGTGGTGGAATTTACCGAGGCGGTGGTGGAGGTGGCGCAGGAGCCGCTGGAGCATCAGGAAATACAACTGGGAACGGTGGTATTGGCGTTCAAACATCTATAAATGGCACCGCAACATATTTTGCTGGCGGTGGAGGCGGTGGTCTTTACAACGCTACTTCTGGTTCTGCTGGCTCAGGTGGCACTGGTGGAGGTGGAGCAGGTGGTAAAGGTGCTGCTGGTACAGCAGGGACTGCAAACACTGGTGGTGGCGGAGGTGGTCAAGGTGGAATTGGAAGCGGTGCAACTGGTGGTGGAAACGGTGGTGCTGGCGGTTCAGGTATTGTAATTTGCCGATATACAACGACAGATGCAACTGGTTACACGATTACAGGTGGAACTAAAACAACATCGGGCACATATACAATCCATACATTTACAGCCTCTGGTAGTTTGGTAATAGCATGACCATTTCTGCTACTACACAAGGTTTGAAACCTGGAGTTTGTACTTCAACTAATCGTCCTGCTAACCCGTTTGACGGCATGATGATTTACGAGACTGATACAAACCTTGTGTGTATTTGGAATGGTACAGCGTGGAAAACATTATCGTATTCTGATTACGCATCAGGTACTGTTTTGCAGGTTGTCAATACACGCAAAACTGATGATTGGGTTGCTACAACAGGCACCACCTACACAGATGTAACTGGTTTAAGCGCTTCAATAACTCCGTCAAGTGCCTCAAATAAAGTACTTATTACCATATCATTATGTGCTTCATCTGATAGTGGTAACTTTGGCTATGCAAGAATGTTGCGAGGAGCAACAGAAGTTGGTGCAAGTCAAAATCCTGGATATGGCGGGTTTGGTTCTGTTTTGCATGATGGCGGAACTACTGGTGGTAACTATTACAAAACAATAAGTACCTCTTTCTTAGATAGTCCATCTACCACTAGTGCAACTACTTATAAGATACAAATGTGCCACCATTCCGCTGGCGGTATTGTTTCTGTAAACCGCCGTGCTGGTTTTACTGGAATATTTGGAACTTCAACTATTACATTGCAAGAGATTGCGGGTTAATTATGCCTTTGTCATCTGTTGTTGGAGCACAGTCGATTGTTAAGCCTGGTGTGTGTACTAGTACCACTAAGCCCGCATCACCGTTTGATGGTCAGGTTATTTATATGACTGATGTTGACCAGACAGCGGTGTGGGATGGTTCACAGTGGACTGTGTTGGCTCCTATTGCTGGTGGTCGTAATGTGATTATCAATGGCGATATGCAGGTTGCACAACGAGGAACAAGTTTTTCATTCCCTTCTGCTGGTGGTGGTTTTTGGTGGGGCGCAGATAGGTTCAGCACTCTTGACTACACCTGGACTGCTGGTTCAAATATCACAGTTTCTCAAGAAACATCTGTAGTGCCAACTGGTTTCAATTCAGCGTACAAAATTGCTACTGGTGCGACTGGTTTAACTTTTGGTTCTGGTGGTGTTATGCGAATCAGAACCCTTATTGAGGGCTTCAATATGCGTGCGCATTATTCCAAAACGATGACTTTATCGTTTTGGGTTCGTTCAAGTATTGCTGGAACATACAACTTGTTTTTAGAAAATGGCAACTGGGATGCCAGTACGACAACTCGTGCCTTTCAGCCCGAATACACAATCAGCGCAGCAAATACTTGGGAAAAGAAAACAATTACTATTGATATGGCTTCGGCAACATCGGCTGGTACATGGGGTACAACCAATGGTATTGGTTTAGGCATAACTTGGTGTCTTGGCGCAAACGCAAACAGAACTGGTGACGCATATAAAAGCGCTTGGACAACATATAGTTCTATCCATATGCAAACCTCTACTGGAACTCAATGGGCAACGAACGCTAATGCTACATTTTACCTAACTGGTGTGCAGTTAGAGGCTGGTGCTGTTGCTACACCATTTGAGTTTGAAGACTACGGGACAACACTCGCCAAATGCCAACGGTACTACGAGTCTGTCAGTTGGGGCATCTACTATGCGGCTGCACTTGCTGGAACAGACATCTACCTGCCACTCTCTTACAGAGTTACAAAAAGAGTCGCACCGACCGTGACCCTGCCATCATCAACTAACGCAATCAGAAACACATCAAACGCCAACGCCACCCCAATATATGCTTGGACAACAAACGGCACAACAGATATGTTCAACATCTACGCTGGAAGCAGCAGTATTTGGGCAATTAACGCAGGTACGGCAACAGCATCGGCGGAACTCTAATGTACAAAATCATGCGTTCACGCTCCAATGAAATCATGACTATCAATGTTGAGCAAGCGGATGGGTCTGTAATGTGCATCCCAACCGACCCCGCTAACTCTGACTACCAGCAATACCTAGCATGGGTTGCTGAAGGTAACACCGCCGAAGAATGGAGTCCTGATGCCACTTAATTTTCCTGACTCCCCAGATACCAACGATATCTACACAGTAGACACAAGTTCGTGGAAATTTGATGGTGAAAAGTGGCTGATTCTTTCCGCCTCCGCCTCTATAGATACGCTTAATTCGCTCACAGATGTATCTATATCCTCACCCATAAGTGGTGAGGTTCTAGCATATAATGGCAGTACATGGGTTAATGAGTCTGTGCCGTCTGGAGGCTATCTAGATGGCGGGAACGCCCTTACGGTTTATGAGAACGAGCCGATTGACGGAGGAGCAGCATAATGAGAATTCAGATACGGCGCGATACGGCTCTCAACTGGTACAATGCTAACCCTGTACTCTATTCTGGAGAATTCGGGTACGAGACAGATACGAAAAAACTAAAAATCGGTACTGGCAGCAACTGGAACAGTATTGACTATTTTGTCTATGAGGATACCAAACTCACAAACCTAAATGATGTCACCATCACCTCTCCAGCCAACGGCGATTTCCTGCGCTACAACGGCTCTGCTTCGGTTTGGATTAATGACCCCATAAACCTCGCCACAGACACTGTCGGCGATTATGTTTCTCATCTTGTCCAGGGCACTGGTTTAACGATTGTTAACAACTCTGGAGAAGGTTCAACCCCAACAATTGGCGTGACCCCGAATACATATGATGCATATGGTTCTGCCTCCATTGTGGCGAGCGATTTAATTGGTGAAGTAGAAACAATCTATGAAACCATTGACCTGCTAACAACGACAGATATAGCAGAAAGTGGAAATCTTTACTTCACTTCGCAGCGCGCTATCGACGCTACTGTTCTTTCCTATGATGGAGTAGGCAGTGCGTCTGTTGCAGAAATTTCTGCAGTCAATCAAGCAAATAGTTATACTGATGGACGATTTAGTGCGGTAACTCTTGACGACATATCAAATGTAAGTGCCTCAACTCCATCTAGTGGTGATTTCCTAAAGTGGAACGGCACAGCATGGGTCAACGATGCAATTAATCTAGGGACAGACACAACTGGCAATTATATGTCAGACCTTACTCAAGGCACTGGTGTCACGATTACTCACACACCTGGCGAAGGCTCTAATGCAACAATTGCAATTGGCCAGGCAGTTGCAACCTCCTCATCTGTAACTTTTGCAGCAGTAAATGCTCCGCTGACTGGAAATGTCACTGGAAATGCAGACACGGCAACAGCACTTGATAATGCACGAACAATCTCGCTAACGGGTGATGTTTCTGGCTCTGTTTCATTTGATGGTACATCTGATGCGGCTATCTCAGTGACGATTCAGCCAAACTCTGTAGAACTTGGAACCGATACGACTGGAGACTATGTAAGCACGATTACTGCTGGTACTGGCGTAACAGTTACTGGTGGAACTGGAGAAACATCAACTCCGACAGTTGCCATTGGGCAAGATGTTGCTACTAGCGCATGTGTAGTATTCCATCAGTTAGAGACTACTGGCAGTTTGATTGTTGGCCAGAACATCTATGTAAGCGGTTCTGTTGTTACAGAAAACCAAGTAAGTTTAGTAATTGACGACCCATTTATTTATTTGGCAAGTTCTGGAAGTGTTGCGAACACAGACTTCGGAATCGCTGGAAACTACAACGATGGCACATATCACCACTCTGGTGTGTTCAGGGATGCAACAGACGGAAAGTGGAAGTTCTTTGACTCTTATGTCCCAGAACCAGTCCACCCAATTGATACGAGCGATGCTTCTTATTCACCAGCACCTGTTGTTGCAGACTTTTTTGAGAGTCTTGTTGCAAATGGTACCGCGCCACTCACGGTTTCATCTAGCACGGTAGTCACAAACCTTAACGCTCACCTGCTTGATGGGCAGCATGGGTCGTACTATGCACCGTTGAATAGCCCAACCTTCACTGGCACTGTTTCACTTCCAAACAATACTGTTGCACTTGGCACCCAGACAACAGGCAACTACATGCTTGATGTTTCTGCTGGAACAGGACTTACTGTTTCGCATACGCAATCAGAAGGCTCAACTGCTACTGTTTCACTTGACGCAACGCTCGACAATCTATCAAATGTTACTGCTCCGTCACCATCTGACGGTCAGTTCCTGAAGTATGTCTCTGCGTCAACAGCATGGGTGCCAGCAGCGATTCCAACCATCAATGCCCTTGATGATATTGGAAATGTCAACGCCCCAAGCCCTTCGGATGGTGAATTCCTTAAGTATGTTTCGGCTTCCACGGCGTGGGTTCCTGCTGCAATCCCAACCATCAACGCACTTGATGACATCGGCGATGTTTCTGCGTCTACGCCATCATCTGGTCAGTTCCTTAAGTGGAATGGAACAGCATGGGTTGCAGACAGCATCCCAACTATCAACGCACTAGACGATGTCGGTGATGTTTCTGCTCCATCTCCAACAACTGGAGAAGTTTTGGCCTGGAATGGTAGCGCCTGGGCTGATAGCACAGTGGTTCGAGATAATTTGATAAGATTCTACATGGAGGTTATGTAATGGCATTAACACAAAAGCGCTTGGTTGGCCCAACCCAACTGACCACAACAACATCTACGGTTCTCTACACGACGCCGATTAGCACCACGACCATTGCAAAGCAGATTATTTTGTGCAATACGACTGGCAGCGCCGTGACTGTAACTCTTGCCCTAAAGCCATTAAATGTTACTCAGGCAACATCGCACAACTTCACAAGTGCACTTTCACTGGCGGCAAACGAAACCATTACGATTTCAACTTCTTTGGTTTTGAACAATAACGGAAGCACTGCAAACGCTACAAATAGCGACCAAATCATTGGTTATGCAAGTTCAAACACAGCAGTAAACATTATTGTAACTGGTATCGAGGAGTCGTAATGGCATCGTTCGTTCGCTTAAATGGAACGACAATATCAACTGCAGAAAGTACATCTACAATTTCAAGTACATGGACAAATGTGGTTGATTATGTAAATGTTCCTGACCCTATTTATAACTCTGGCTCAGATGGAACTGCAACCATATCTAGCAACACCTCATTATCAGAAGATAAGTTTTACACAAACTTGACTATTGATGACGGTGTCACTCTTGCAACAAATGGATATAGGCTTTTTGTGCGCAATGTCCTCACCCTTGGTTCTGGTTCCAGAATTGGCTATACGACTGGGTATTCAACTGCTGGAACATTGGGCCAAGGTGGCGCCACAAGTGCCGCTGTAACTCACAGTCTTGGCGGAAATAGCGCTACGCATACTGCCACCGCCCCATCAGCAGCGCTTGGTGGCTCGCTCTACTATCAACAACCACTCCAAGCGGTAAGAGGATGGGCTGTGTCTGCGGCTAGTCCAACACCAACATTTCTTCGCGGTGGTGCTGGTGGAACCGTTGGAGTCGGCGGCGGAGTAGTCATGGTTGTAGCAAGATATATAACAGTTTCATCTGGAACTGCATATATTTCTGCCCCTGGAACAGCGGGTGCTGGCGGAGGTGGAGGCGGTGCTATTTTAATCATCTCTTCAGCATCAAGTCTTAATGCCTCAGTATCCACGGATGTGAGTGGAGGCACTGGCTGTGCTTCTGGAACTGTATACTACATGCAGGTCGCATAATGGCAAAATTTAGATTTAACACACCATCAAACAAGGCTGCCCAAAACGATAGGGCAATAAAAATGTTTGGCAACGGCGCTGACGGAAATGTCATCATTTCCACCAATCAGACAATATCAAGAGATATGTATTACAACAACCTAACTGTTAATAATGGAATTACTTTATTTACAAATGGTTTTAAAATATTTGTAAAGGGAACTCTTGAAAACAATGGCACAGTAGGAATGCCTAGCGGAACTTCGCAAACAACATCGGTTCTTGCTGGAAGCGTGATGACGCGAGATGACGGAACTGCTGGGTACGACTCGGCTGATGCCATTGACGGAAGTATTGCCTCTATTGCTTCAATTGATGATTTTGATGCTCTTATTTATGGAGTACGCCAAACTGGACTTCAGATTAGGCGTTGGTACCCTGGTTCAAAAGGTGCTGACGGTGCTGACGGTACTGACGGTACTGACGGTACGGCAAATCCTGGCTCCGCTGGTTCTGGAGGCGGTTCTGGCTCAGGAAACGCAGGAACCGCTGGAACAAAAGGGTCAAAGGGAACTGCTGGTACATTTGGTCAGTCTGGCGGTTCAGTAGTAATTGTTGCAAATAACATTATTGGAAGCGGTACTTTTGTAAGCCAAGGAACATCTGGAACATCTGGAACATCTGGAGGCTCTGGCAACCCTGGGGTCGCTGGAAATGCTGGAACCACAATTGCTGCTGCTCCGTTTCATAATCCAGGTGGGCATAATCCAGGTGGGCATAATCCTGGCGGTCATAACCCATCAGGCGTAAACCCACATTCTGACACTGGTAGTGGCGCAACGGCTAACCCACATACAGATACTGGAGCAGGTGGACACCCAGGAAACACTTTTACATTCTCAAACCCAAACCATCAACACCCACATACCGTTCCTGGAAACCCTGGGCATAACGCAGGTAGACATGTCGCCGCCCACCACCGCCCAGCAAGAAATTCTCCGCCAAAGGTATCAGCGGCACACGACCCTGCACACTTCACGCCAGGAAACCCATTCCATAACGCAAGCCACCACACGCACAAGGGACATAGTCATCCAAAAAGCAACCCCCCAGTAGCGAATTATCATGCCCCTGGAAATCACAACGCGAATACACATGTCGCTGGAAACCCACATCCAGGAAACCCACACCCAGGAAACCCACACCCAGGAAACCCACATCCTGGAAATCCTGGACATAACCCAGATTACCCAGGAGGCGCTGGAGGAACTGCAAACCCTGGAAATGCTGGAAACCCTGGAACTTCTGGAAACCCTGGAGCCCCTGGCACTCTTGTTGTATTTACAAGAAATATTTCTAGCCACATTGCTAACTCAAATGTGACTATAATCAAAGATATAGATTCATAACGAAAAGGGTAAAAAATGAAGCCAATTGAACTTGCAACATGTATTTATGTGTACGAGAACGCATTCAAACCAGCAAACTGCATTGAGTTGCTGGAACAAGAGTGCAAGCAAGAATGGGGATATGTTCAGTGGTTTAGGTCCCAAACTGGTGATGATAATACAGCGACCGTTAGTTCTTACCGCTCTTCTTTGGGTTGTGAACTATCTCCATTGTTTACAGATGTTCAAGATATACAGGTAGAAAGAGTAAAACCTCTTGCTGGATTAGTGCAAGGCATATCTGAGCAACTAGAAAATTCTGTCTGGCACTACAGAAACTCTTTTAATATAGATGTAACAGAAAATGAGGGTTACAGAATCCTTAAGTACGGTTCTGGCGCAGAGTACAGAGGCCATGTTGACCACCATAAGGATAACGGAAGAGTATTCAGCCTTGTTGGATTTATGAACGATGTTGAAGATGGTGGAGAACTTACATTTCCATTACTTGATGTAACAGTAAAACCGAAGGCTGGTTCGGTTGTGTTTTTCCCAAGCAATTTCCCATATTTCCATTACGCTAATCCAGTTGGGGAAAATAGCCAAGAGATAAAATATTCAATTGTTTCATGGTTTAGGTAAAATGCAAAAACACATTTGTATTGTTGGCTCTGGAACCGCTGGTTTAGTTACTGCAATAATTGCTCGCGGTTTTTTCCCATCCTATAAAATAACTGTCGTATCCTCATCTGAAATCGGAATCATTGGTGTCGGTGAAGGCTCAACCGAGCACTGGAGACAGTATTTTACAGACCCACACAATATCGATGTGAATCAAATGGTTCGTGCATGTGCTGCAACGCACAAGTACGGAATTAGATTTGAAAATTGGACAAACCACACTCCAGACTATTTCCATAGCGTCTCACAGGGCGGTTTTGGACCAAACGATTATTACTCAAATTATGCATTCTGCCTTGAGAACGGTTGGCCACTAACTGCTGCGGCAAACTCAGACCATCTATGGGAAAATAAAGTTATTGAAATGGAAGACCCACTTCAGCAACACTATACAACAAATCAATTTCATTTTGATACCTTTAAATTGAATAACTATCTTAAGCATGTTTCGGGAGAGAGGGACATTGCTCTGCATGAAGGAATTGTTGAAAAAATAGAGCGAAATCCAGAAAACGGATTTATTACCTCGATTTCAACTGACACAGGACTGAGCATTGCTGCAGATTTTTATATTGATGCAACTGGATTTAAGCGCGTGCTTATGTCGCAACTTGTTGAAGACGATACATTTATTTCATACAGAGACTATTTGCCTACGGACTCTGCTGCAGTATTCCAAACACCGTTAGATGAGTCTGGTGAAATCCGACCATATACAAGAGCAAGAGCACTGGCCAATGGTTGGGTGTTTGAAATACCCACACAGGAACGCCGAGGAAATGGATATATCTTTGCATCTGATTTTTGTTCAGACGACCAAGCAGTAAAAGAACTATCCGAAGCATACGGTAGGGAAATAACCCCAGCAAGAATTATTAGGTATAAGTCTGGGTATTTTAAGCATTCATTTGAGTTCAATTGCGCATCAGTTGGTCTTGCGTCATCGTTCGTTGAACCGCTTGAGGCAACATCAATATCTACATCAATCCAGCAAGCAAGAATGATTTGTGCAGTTTTGCCAACATTCGGTCCGTCATCTGTGAAGCAGGTTGAGCACTATAGAAAAACATTTGATTTGCTTATGGACAATATCCTGACCATGATTTCTCTTCATTACATATCAGATAGAGATGATTCTGATATGTGGATTGCCCAGAAAAATGCAAAACTTCCAGATACGCTAAGTCATCTTCTTGGACTTTGGAAAGAGCGGATACCCCTAGATACAGATGTTCCTAAGTTCGGATATGAACTTTTCTATACTGCGCACTTGTGGCATGTCGCCCAGGGTCAAGGTGTTTTATCAAAAGAGACTGCATCAATGGGGCTTGATGCATATCAGTCCAGAGAACCTATAATTAAGCACTACACATCTTCGAGATTAATGGCAATTCAAAGGAAGAGGGTCCCCCATGCGTCTATTTTCAAACATCCGAAATAATAAAAATGGGTTAGTAAAAGCAGATACATGGGACCAAATACCAGAGGTTAAACCAAACGAACTTTTGATTGTCCCATCAACAAATCATTTATACCATCCGCGAATTTCCGCTTATGCAAATAATACAAAATCACCAGAGTGGTATGAGCAGTTAGAGAAAAGAGACTTTGGTCTTCGTAGGTGTGCTGGTTTATCTGATTTTTTGCGCTCTGGATACACGATTCCAATGTGGGCAAATGTAAGCATTAGACCCCCTATAAGCAAGTTGAATCCTAACTGGGATGCCAAATTTGATAACATAAGTAGCACGGTTTTTAGTGCTGGAGAACTCTCTGATAAAGAAAAAGCCTTTTATTTTTCAGACGAATCGCTCGCTGTTAATCAATTTGGGTTTAACCAAACTGGTGAGTGCCCTATGTCAAATGACAGAAAACTAAGCAAATCTAATTATGTAAAGTTGTTGAACCCCTGGCTAATAAAAACAGCACCAGGATATTCATCATTATTTTTAGGAATACAGTGGGAGCCAAACCATGACTACCAAGTCATGGCTGGGGTAGTCAATACTGACTACTACCATCATGCAAATATAGTCTTGAATATAAAAGGAAATAGCGCCTTCTCAATCAAAGAAGGTACCCCAATTTACCATGTAATACCATTCAAGCGCGAAGATATTTCAAAGAAAGCAACATTAAAACGAGGAGATTCCGCAATGCACTACTTGCTTGATGACCTCGGATTTGATGGCGCATTCAGGTACGAAGATTTTGCTGGAAAATATAAAGCAGAACAAACAAAGATTGATAGAGAATTACGAAAAGAGAAACATAATGGATAGAATTGTTTATTGTCCCTCTGAGGCTCAAATTGATGATGCAATAAAAATTGCAGAGGAATGGGCGCTACCAATTCAGATTGGCGATTCTCAAAAAACAGAGTCACTCGACTTTGACAGGGGAAAAGCATCGGTTGTGATGGTCCCAATTAATAACGGCTTTATGATGCATATTCCAGAAAAAGTAAATTTTGGTTATTCAATGGCTTTTGACTACCTAAATGATTTTGCCGATATAACTAATTATAAATTAAAAGTATCCAAGAATGGTCAGGAATGCACTTCTTCTTTGCTGGTAAGAGACAAACATTCACTTATAGGTTCTTTTATTCCAGGAGAGCCTGGAGATTTTTTAATTGAAGTTTTTGAAAATGGTGAAATAGTTGATTCAGCGCTAGTATCAATTTAACAATGGATGAGCAAATGAAAATAGAATTCCCTGCTGGACGGTCGTCTGGAATTGCTGTAGTAAAAAATGCAATCCCAGAGAATGTATGTTCAGAATTGGTAGATAAATGTCTTGAAAACTATGACACGCTTTTTTCACCAGGACCAACACTTGGTGGGATTAATCTAAAGGTAAAAAATACAATGGATTTTTCCTTCTCAAAAGATGTCGTCGATTCTTTTGGTATTGATAGTTCTGTGTTTTCTAAGTGTGAAGATGCAATATCAATGGGCCTTTATTCAGCCCTGGCAATGTATGTTCAGGAGTATAAAGAATTACACCATGTCGATTTATATGACACTGGGTATAGACTTCAAAGATATTTCCCAAGAAGTGGATTCTACAGGTCACACACAGATGGCGACCCTTGGTCTCCAGCGCCGATTAATCTGCGCGTTCTTGGTATAGTCATGTATCTAAACACCGTGTCGGTTGGTGGAGGGACTGGATTCCCAGAACACGATGTTGTTATTCCAGCCTCTGTTGGGGATATATCAATTTTTCCTGCCTACTGGACACACCCACATGTTGGGAGGGTCCCAATATCTGGAGATAAATGGATGATTAGCACATTCATTGTGTGCAATGAGCCAGAGCCTAAACCGATTAAATACGAGTGCAAGCCATCATTGATTGTATGACAAATATAAAGAGTCCAAAAATAC